TTCTATTCTTACCCTATTACGAGTAGCAGCAGAATAACGAATATCCAGATTAGATAATACAGATCCCTTAGCAAAGAAATCTAGATCAATGTCCATACCGTCACCATCTACGAACGGCTTTTTAGCGGCGGAGTGCTTTCGATATATTAAGCTTTCTTTAGCTTCAATTAAGACTTCCGGATTTAACATGGGATTAAAGGCCAATACCTCAAACATAAAGCCTGATGTTACTTTTCCCTTGCCATCACCTAAGAAGTTTACTCTTCCTGTACTGGTGTCTTTATCTTTTAACGTTATTGTTACAGTGTCTTCGCTAACACTAACACCTACGTATAGATTATCTTTTGCGATCGCATCAGCTATTGAGTTAGCAAGTGAGACTGCCAACCCGCTATTAGACGTTACATCAAGAACACCGATATTAAATTTATTTGATTGAATTGAGAGTAGTTTGCTGTCTAGTCTAGCCGAATACTTTACACCCTGAATTTCAAAACTAAAAATAGGTCTTAGTGGAGTGCTTACATCTTTCTTAATACGACTAAGATTTTGTACATCAACCAGCTGGTTCGGTATTTTACTAAAAATGCTTGAATCGTCATTTATCCTATTAATATATTCTCTAGTTATTCTAGAATTATTAATAAACGATTGAATTGGTTTAGTGCTACATTTGATTGTCGCTTTTATATCAGATATAGTTTTTTTGCCAACCCTAATTGAATGATTTTGAGGTACGGAAGCTAGATCAACTAGCTTTGGATCACTAAACTTTTGTCCGGATAAATTATTATTTGAAATAGTGATATTAGCCGCTGGACTGTTAGATACAACGCAGAGCTTAAGACTCGGTGGCGAAGCAGAGTTGGTATATTCTGTCTTGTATGATCCGGCGTTTCGATATTCTAGCTTTAAGGAGTCAAAGTTGATCCTCTTTGATTGTAACGGTACGCTTGAATATCTGCTTATTGCCTTTATTAGTTTTTGAATTTGGTCTACGACTGTTGTTCTTGTAGTCAGATTTTGGATCCCACAAGTAAATCTAGTTTGGGCTGCCACGACAGCTACGATTCCGCTACTGTCAACTAGGTTACTTGTGTTGGTATCAAGAGTAAACCCATCGGCAATTATTGTTCCTGTATCAAAGATTATCTGGATATCTTTTCCATCAGGTAAACGAAGACTAAAACCAGAATTATTAGCAGGTGTATTTGTTAACGTGAATGTTATTGATCCTGTTGTGCCGGCAGACAACATATGGGGGTAGATTAGATCAGTAGAAGTTAGCGGAGAGTTAGTTTCTCCACTTTCCACGAAGGGTTCAAATGATCCCTCGATAATATCTGGTTGTTGAAATATCTCGTTTATACTTCTTTTTGGTAAGTTTGTTCTAAATCCAGACTTTGATCTTAGGACCAAATGAGACTCTGCGATTTTGCCCATTGTTTCTATAGGTGTACATGTGCTTAATATGTCTAGTTCTGCTAAGTAAAAATTGTTATAAAAGCCAGCAACGTTAGCTGATGCATTATGGACTCCAAAGTTTGTTGCAATTCCTGTGTCATTGTTCCCATAACCAATAAATAATCTAGGATTAACATTTCCTAACGTTAGCTCTACAGATCCAGTATTAGACGCGCCGCCTTCAGCTGTAAAATTTGCAGACGCTAATTGACCGCCGTGAATCTCAGAATCATAAATAGCGATGTAGTTAGTGGTCAACTGCGCTCTATCGAAAGAAGATTCATTAAAACTGGCGACGAAGGTGAACCATTTATCTTTTGCTATATTTAAAGAATTTCTGTTTATTTCAGCCTGCCAATAGGTCGTATTGTTGCTGGCTCCTAGCGGTCGAATTCTAAATACCAACTTGCCTTGATCGGATCTTAAATAGTATCGACTTTTAGAATTTCCAGACACAGTAAATATTATCCCAGTATCACCGGTTGAAGATTCATCGTTATAAATCCTGGCTATTATCGTTTTTTGACCCAACGTCGTCAAACCTATAGATTCCTGGGTCATAATGGCGGAATTTGCGAAGCCGCGTGAAAATGTTGATATTTTTAGAGTATTTAGTTTAGATGTCATTTCAACAGATCCCGATCTAAAGGTTACTAATCCTGGACCGGTTGCTGTTGCCGCTGTGATGGCGTCTGAATTCCTTAATAAGAGCCTTAATTTACTTTCCTTTAATATAGACCCATGAAGATTCTTCTCTGCAGTTGGACCAATTATGGCGGAGCCAATAGTTTGTTTTCCAGATACACTGTGACCTGCGCTTTGGGGATCAGAAATTGCTAATTTCAGGTTATCAAAAAACTTTAAATAGCTAAAATCATTTTCATATCTAACAACTACATCATTTCTTCTAGGATCATTTGGACCAACTATACCTTCACCATCAAAAGAATTTTGTATTAATTTTTGCCCAGTTGCAGGGACGTTGTACTTCGGCTTTGAAAATTCATAAGAGTTAAATGAAGCAGCGAAAAAGCCGTCGCTTATTGCAGAGCCTGCAACATGTAATGCTTCCTCTGTTTCATATCCGCGGTAGTGGATTTTAAATCTAAAATTAAGGATGTCATTTTCTTTAATAGGTACTTCAATAGGAAGCGGAGCCGTGCCAATGGCGTTACTAACTACAGTGATCGTGCTATCGGAAAAAGATGATGTGAATGCAGCGTATTGAGCCATACTATTTGTGCCACCAGATCTGGCTACAGTTGGCATACTTTCTATCATATCGTCTAAAACAGCTGCGACGCGTGTTGCGGATAACAACGTATTCCCAGTATCAGCAACAGTACAAAATCCGGCGGTGGAGCCATAGTTGCCATCACCGGCCGATGAATTTGAAATAACTGTGAATCCGGCTGAGGCACCGAAATTGCCGGAGTTAGCAGTATTGGGATCTTCTGTTACTGTTACTGTTGCGCCGCCGGTAGGTATAACGTTAAATGATGCATCAGTAGAGGTATTTCCGCCCACAGCGACCGCAGTGACGTTTAGGGACCCAGCATTTATTTCAGAAACAAATTCAGCAACCACGTCTGCTGCCGAGCGACCACTGCCACCACCTACGGTGGTTGCTGATGCTGTGTTACCGTCAGAATGGTCAACCGTAAAATCATGATTTGAACTTCCGTCACTAATTCTCAGAATAATAGAGCTAGGAACTGAACCGAAGGTGGCCATGTCAAAATTATTAGTAAATCTAACTCTTTTTCCAACTGCGCTTACAGGATCTTCTGTTACAGCTACGGTTCTAATATTGCCATTTGATTTATTTGTAGTTGGTTGTAATATCATACTCGCCACAGTTGATGTACCACCGTTATCTAGCGCAATAATACCTAAGGCACTGGCATTTATTTTTTTGACATATTCGTCAACCACTGATAGGGCCGATCTATTAGAGCCGACGCCGATGGCAGCCGCGGTGGCTGCATCAACGTTACTAGTAGTTTCAGTGGTATAATCTATTGTTGTTGTACCATCTGATATTTTTAATACATCCCCTGCCCCGATATTGGAAGATCCAAAATTACCATTGAATGTAATAGTCTTTGCACCGGCAACTCGGACGGCTATGTGGTTGTTAGGCACTGCAGCAGATGTTGATCCGGTAATATACAAATTATACGCGTACCCGGTTGTATCTGATACTGTTATGGTTCTTTTATCTGCTGATGATAGCACAGGACAACTAATATCAAAACGTTGCTTTGGCTGGGCGATTAATCTGATATAGTTTGAGCCGCTGTGGATTGTTATACCACCTAAAGTACCAGAAGCAGAGGAAACGTTATTCGTGGTAATGGCAGTCTGGAGCCTGTTTATGATAGTTTCTCTAGTATCTAGATTCTGAATACCTATTGAAACGTTAGCCGTTGTGCCAGATGTATCGCTTGTCGAACTCGTGTTAAAGGTAAAGTTTACAATATTTCCGCTGAAGTCTGTTATTGTTACAATCTTACCGTTGGTGATAATTGGATCATCTATAAATAATGTCGTTGATTTTTTCGTCTTTGAAAAACTAGCACAAGATCTTTTCCGTCTTGATAAATTTGTGTGTATTATCGGGGATGCCATTTGTGATATTGACGGTTGATCTATACTACTAGTAAGCGTACCGGTAAGATTTTCGAGACTTTCTAATTGATCAAGTTTAATATTCACACTGGATAAAGATTTCTTCGAGGACGCTGTGGCTTTTATTCTTAAATCGGTTATAGCATTCACAGAGTCTTGTATCGTTAATGCGACAGTAGCTACATCATTGTTATATGCCAGTCTGGTAGCCGAATATACTGCGAATATCTCTGAATCTGATAATTTAGAATTCCAGATTGCAACCTCAGCTATCTTACCATTGAACGAGCGATCACCTTGTGAGCGGTTTCCTATGTGACATGCCAGTGTTGCGCCGCCGTCAGTTATACCAACCCAGCTACCTGCTGGAGGACCAGATTGTTCGGTGCTTGCTACTGCTACACCATCAATATATAAAGTGGGATCCTGAGCGGCTGTGGCCGAGCTATAAGTCACGGCAACATGATGCCATGTACCATTCGTGATTGCAGTAGCAGCCGTCTTCCAATACACCTCCCCGCCTGAGTTCCAGCTTCCATTTAAATAAAATCTAAGCTCGGCAGAAGATGCGGACGTGACGTCGTTATGCGTATAAAAAACTATATTATCAGCACCAAAATGAAGAATTCTAGATGATGAGTTTTTTGGTGAACCCGCGCGATTGATCCAAGCCGAAAAGGTCATTGATGGGTTACCAGGACCATCGCCGATTATTGCATCCCATTGTGCGGCTGTACCAATATTAATATTATCGTCGTCTCCGAGGAGTGTGTATGCGGGATATGTTCTATTACCGATTACATTATACGTAATTTTTTCAGAAGCAAGAGCGTCAGCGTAAGCTGGTGTTACAGACGCAATACCATACTTCGTTATAAATTTATCAAGCTGCGTATGGAGTTGTAGACTTAAACTCGATCTATATGAAGCCAATGGTCGAGAGTATAATTCATGAATTTCATCAGCCGTTAGTATCTTGTTCCAAAACCCAAAATCAGCATATTTAGCTTTTAAACTAGTGGTAGATATATTACTTTGAGTTGAATCTGCTCCTAAAACAGTCGTATATTGAGTGGTAGTAGCATATGACAACGGGGTACCAGAAGGGGTGCCTTCGCTGGTTACTTTAACGGGAATACCATTAATATAGATGGTGGCAGTGTTACCAGCAGACGAACCGTCATACGTTACCGCTATATGGGTCCACTTAGTGGTTTGAAATCTAGACACGGTATTATGAGAGTCTGGATCCTTTATATTAAAAACAGGAAAATCTGTGTATGAAAAAGTATCATTAGTAGACCAGAAACGTGCAAAGTGTAGTTTACCGGTGGTATGAGAGATAAATATTCTATATTTGCTATTCTGCGTCTCCTCCTCGCCGGTTTCGTTGTGCTGCGTCACAAACAGATAATGATCTTGGTCATGGGACTGAGTTGAATTTGGCTTGACCCAACAAGAGAAGGTCGATTTATGACCAGACGTGGCGCCAGATACTGTTGCCCATTGGGTTAAGGTGCCTAGGCTTAAGGCTTGATTTGAACCTTGAGAAGTATCTAGAGTTGTTCTCCAAAGACCGTTAATCTGGTCAGTCGTAAAGGTAGGTGATACTGCATATGCAAAAGTAGGTGATATAGATCCATCGTTAGTCGGTGGGTTGGCAAAAGATCTAAGCCAAACCTTCGTACTTTTAATTAGCTCGGAGCTGCCTGAAGCATATGCTATTTCATATGTCGATGGTGATGCTGATCCTGTTGCATAATAGTTAAAGGGGTTTGTCAAATCGTACCCAGCGTTAGGTATAAACGTTATACCATCCGAGCCGGTAGAAAAAACACTTGTTGCGACGCTGTCTACTTTAAAAGATTTTCTAGTGGGTGTTGACTTAAAGTCTGCTAGAGAAAATCCAAAGTCAGCTTTTTTATTATCGCTTGTAGAATAGTAACTGTTTGCCTCGGACCCTTGAGAGCCCAATCGTAAAATTTGGCTTGCTGGAGATGCTCTTTCTGAAAAGAACAAGGGTGTATAGTTTTTTGTAACATCTGATGCGCCGGTTTGAGGTACTGTAATTACTAGTCTAGAGCCTGACATCTCACCCTTGCTAAAGGGTATTTTACTGTTAATAGAAATTTCAGATATATGTGGTGAGGAGGACGCTATTGATAATGATCTAGGGTTAAACCGGGTTAAGATTTTCGAGCTATAATTTTCAGGTCTATAAGCAAAGTAATAGTTTGCCATAAAGCTATTATTATCTAAAGTAACGATTTGATTGCTAAAAGGTGATGAGCTTGTAAGAAAAGATGAAAACTCGACTGTGGTATTCTTTGTAGTTTCTATAGCGCCTGAAAAGTCTGTTGTTACTATATTTGCTATATTCGAGATTACCACAGTGTTGGCAGTCTTATTAAGATAAACTTTCGTTGCTTGGGTTAAAGTGACAGACTGTGGTCCGTTCGCAGTCGCTGGGACTGCGCTAACACTTATTTTATTATTATGTCCAGCAGAGTTTAGAATAGCAGCCCTTAAAAGAGCTAAAAACTCTGCCTGATCTATACCAGATACTAACGCTGTAGCAAGATTAAACCCAACCGCTATCCCTTTATCTGATCCGATTGTCCTTGACGCGGTGACAGATCCGGTGGCCTTTAAAGTGGCCCCGTCACTGACGGCGGATAGATGGGTAACACCACTGTCACCGGTATCTGAAATAAAATAGTCGACAATGGTTCCATCAGTACTGGTTAATGTAATTTTTTGACCAGCAGTCATACCGTGGATAGCGTTGCCGTCAGCTACTGTCAATATGGCAGTTGCCGTGTTCGTAGAGTCAACTATTTTTCTAGAAAAGCGCCCATCTGAACCTGACGCATTGCTAATTAGAGTATTATTTACACCTTCAATTTTTTCAAATTTTTCATTAAAAAATATAAGATCGTTTAATCCGTCATCTTCTAAGTAGCGATTTGATATAGCATCATTTGTTATTCTGTCAAATACAAAATTAGCTATAACATCTTTACTTATATTAATCCTACCAGATCTGTGCTGTATGTCTGCCAGCAGATCTGGTACTATTCTTTTTTTTCTACTATCAAACATATCTTAATCCACCAAAAACTATAGAATCAGTACCCGGGTGGGGAGAAGATGAAAAATCGAATCCGGCGCGCCGGCGAAAGTTCTCTCCCCCTAAGTTTTTATCGTCTATATGGTTCAATTCCTGTATTTGTAGTACCATTGTATCGGTCTCATTCATTTCTGGATTATTTCCATTCAAGGGGCTAGATTGAAAAATCCTTTCTTCAGTATCTATATAAGGATGAATCCTAGCATCATTCTTAAAAATAATCCCTGGTATTTTAGAGTAAAAAACATTATTAACTGCTGCTTGTATAACGGGATCTTCAAACCTCTGACCTAAATGTCCGTATCTGGTTATAATCTCGGAGAGATTGGGACAATTATCAAAAAAAGCTACATTTTTAGTTTCTTCAAATGTTATTCTATTGTGAATAAGCGATGCTTCATTTCTTATAGATGAAAATGAATACTCACCGCCCATCTCACCCTTTAAAGTCCTTAAAGGACGCTCGGAGGTTAACCTCCCGAGCATTAGCGTTCTTATTTCTAGTGGTTCAATGATTCCATCATACTCAGAGCCTAAAATATTTCCTAAATTATTAACTTGAATCGGGAACCTTACTTCTGGAGAAGCAGTTAGAAAAAATACTGGATCAATATCTAAAGTTTGTGAATACTTTCCCGCGTGGAGTCTAGGACCATTTAAAGAAAGATCCTCGTAAAACCTTAAATCACTAGTTCTTTTACCGAAACCAAAACTTCGAATCTCTACATTATGATTAGGCTTTGTATAATAAAACTTGTTATCTGTGCCGTCTCGCAACTCGATAGACAGCGCTGGGGTCGAAAAATCATCCAGTGTATAGACATTACGGTTGGTAGCACCAGTGTTCGTCAACTTGACTAAATCTCCGTCACCGTATGAGAGCTTTCCCTTGGGGATTATGGTAGGTACACCCCTATTAGGGGTAGTCTTTAGCTTTATTGCATTTTTTGATATAAGATCGTTAGCGCCGACGAAGCCTATAATTGTTAATATAGCAAAACCGCTCTTAGTTATAGCATTATTGCCCAAGCTGCTTCTTTCTGCTTGCTTTAAGTGTAGATACTGGTTCCCATTAGTCGCTGGATCTACACCACTTACTTCAATAATACTATTTGCTGTATTCTTATTGTGACCATTCTTACCGTTTATTGCTGTCGCTAATTCGTTTAATACATCTCTTTTTTTATAACCATTTTTTATGTTAATAGCGATTGAGCCTATACTAGGATCAGCGACAGGTATTGTATTACCGCTTGAATATGTTGAGCCTGCCTTTAATATAGTACCGGTTCGTACAGCCTTAGTACCACCGAAACCTCCATGTACTATAGTATATGTCTTCTCCACTCCTGAAACTGATGTCATTGTTATTCTGTCGGTTTTTGCCGTTGTGCCATGGGCAGCATCTCCATCATTCACCTGGACCCTTGCATAAGCATATAACATGGTCGGTGTAATATCAATCAAGTTATTTTCTTTAGCTAAATAGATAGCATCAAAAATTCGATTTTTAACATCAGATATGCTGGATATCCCTTTAGTACCAAATCTGTATGTTGCTTTTTCGAGTTTTGTTTGGACATGTATTGGACTGTACAACTCACGAGTTGGAATCAATTCCAAAATCTTAGTTCCAACAGTACCATCTTTTATCTCAAGTTTATTTGATTCGTTGATCCACATAGAGGGGTCCCCAAATAAACTTAAAAACGAGCCGCTTCGATCATCTAAAACATCTTCCTCAAAAAACGCTTTAAAATATGTTAATTTTGTATTTTTTTCAGAAACCTTTATTATGTATTGTCTACTCGCTGTAGAAACTGTGTTTAGTACCAGGCTTAATGGTGAAGATGTAGTTAGCCTTTCTAAAACCAGTTTTAGACGTTCGACAAATACGTTTTGCCTAAAAGTCGGTGATGTTATAACTGAGCTAGCGATGTTTTTGATATATGGATTTATGAATATGCTTGTTACATTTTGAGTGGCGTCATAAACTGTGCTGAATGGACGACGGTCATTTCCTCCAGCCACTATATAGAATAGAATCTTTTTAGCATTGCTGGATTGGAGGATGCTGAGTGGTATGTCTGGTACTACATCATCTAATAGCGTATATTCTATTGTCATAAAAAGCTGGTCAGCTGTGTTTGTAGACGATTGTAATAAGCTAGGAAAATTAACCGAAATTGTTGATTCTCTGACGGCTGTCGTCCACCTTTTTCCGTCTGTAGCTAAATCGTGAAAAATAAAATCGCCTGAGTTCTTTGCAACCATTTTCCAGTTTTCTAGACCGAAAGAACCGGTGAGAACAGCTAAACCAGAAGTGTCTAGTCCAGTTTGTTTTATTTTTTTGCCTATAGCTGATTCTACACTGGCTGCCGCTGTTTCTTGTACCATCAGGAGAGTGTCATCAAAAACTATTTTTGATGATATACCTGTAGTCGCAGAGTTGTAATTTATAATTCTGTTAATATCAAAAGTTATTCTTTTTATCTTTTGAGCGTCTGAGTTGATGGTATCAGTATAGGGAACTGCAGTTGTTTCCCCAACGTAATATCCGGGTGGGTCGATCAGACCTAAGGCGTATGCTGCGTTATCTTTAGGATGTTTCAAATCACCGATATTAAGAGTCCGAAGTAGTCCGTTTTTACCACCAGAAAATGTCGGGATCGAAATATGACTTGATACTATTGCTGATCCGCTCGTTGTCGTATTACCTGTTGTACCACTGCGAGCTTGTGTCAATTTAACTGTTTGAGCGTCCAATACTGGAATTATTCTTAAATCGCTATCTAGATTCGCTTGAAACACCGCGTTATAAATTCGGGCTGCGATGGCTGTCCTTTGTACTGTAGCATTTCCGGAAATTCCGCTTAAACCAATAGTCCAGCTAGTTGCAGAATTTCTAGTTATCCTTGTCGAGGATGTGTCGAATGTAAATGTGGTGTATACAGTTATACCCGAAATATTATTAAAATCAGAAAGTAAAAACGTCTTGTTATTTAAATCACTGATTTGACTCACAGCACTGTTTACTGCAATAACCGAAGTCGCCTTTAGATCTCCAACAACTCGAATCTTTAAGTCGTAAGAAGAACCTTTATGGGATGCTATATGGAGAGTATAATTACCATCGCCTGGATCGGTGGGGATGTTCTTAATTCTTAAAGTTATGCTAGCTTTTCTGTCGGCCTTATTTGTTATTAAGACATCTGGATTAGCTAATGGATGAAATCTAGAACGTGTTTGAGACAATAACTGCTCATTAGTTCTTATATTTACGCCTTGTTCAAACCCAATTAATTTGACTTCTGCAGAATCTCTTACTGACGCCATTTAGAATCTCCTGATTACACCTGATCTTTGTGATATAAGAATCTTGGAACGCAGCTTAGCACGTTCATCTTCGCCTTTATATATTTCTTGATGACCATAAGCGATCTTATATCGCTCGAGGGCATGAGACTCTATGATTAAATTAATTCCGAGAAAGTTACTATTTCTTGGAACGAACTTTTCTATCATATCTGAAAATGCATCATCTAACCATCTAAAAAGATCGAAAAAATTCCTATAGTTTACCTTACCTGTTAGTCTGTTGAAGTATAAATCTCTCATATGCTTCAGATCAGGATACTCTTGAGCGAATAATAATTCAGGCTTTCCTAGAGCATCGTCTAATGCATCGATGGCGGAAAATATATTCATGATATCTTCGTCTAAACCTCTTTGGAGATGTATTTGTACTTCAAAACGATTATCATTTATCTTCTTTTCAAAGGGTAATATTTCTGTTACTGGAGATATTTTAGAATTATAAAGCTCGACATTCGGACCATCTGAGAATCCTGCAATTTTTATCTTATCGCTATTTAGATACTCATCATAAAAAGGAGACATTATTGTATAGTCAAATCTCGTATTTTCTATTATATTTCTGCTTGGTTGAAACCCATAACAAAGCGCACCGGACATGCTGGTGTATACGCCAGATTGGACTCTCAGATTATTTAAGGGTGTAAAGTTTTGCGAAAAATCTACTAAGTCCAAATTACCGCCGACATTAGTCTGTTTATCAATCTGGTCTGTTGATATGTTCAACCTTAATTTTTGAAATGATCCCGATCTAGTATTACTGAATGTATTGCTCACTAGAGGATCATCAACACCGATCGATTTAAAATTTCGAGCATGCTCTTTTGATTCTGTCTCTGATAACTTTTTTGACCAAAAGCGGACATGTCCTACCTTACCATCAAAATATGTAATTTTAGCGGCCGGATGAGATATATTAACTGTACTATCATTTAGAAATTTACCATCGCTGGAATTTACCATAGATTGCGAACCTATTAGTAATTGTGGAGAGTTAAAATATTCGTATGTATCGGCACTAGCTAAATGTTTTGTACTTTGAAACATGTTGGCAGTCGAAGGACCTTCATCAAAGAATGATGTTGTGCTAATGTACGTTACCATTTTGTCAAAATTAAACGATGCAGCTCTTATAAAGTAAGAAGAGCTTATAGGTTGAGACATTTCATCATTACGCTGACGACCGTAGGCGATATACCATTTCTGTCCGTTTAAGCAATTGGCTCCCGTTAACACTGTTTTTAAAACTGGAGCAGAGTTATCATGCTTATTTCGAACAAATAAGCTAATAGAGTCCCCAAATGAAGAAAGAACTAAGTTTGTTAAAACTGCATGCTTATCTTTCCAGCCCTGGCCGGCTGTGCGACCTTGAGTTACCACCCTAGAGAGGCTTCTCTTACTTTCTTGTGGTAAACTACTTGGAAATTGATACATACCCTCCACGGTCCAAGATCCAGATGTTAATAATCCGTCATTTTCAGTAGCAGATATTCCTGCGTACTCATACCCTTGAGTGTTCGCTTTTACAAAACCGTTGGCTCCGGAAAATCCAGAGGTAGCTATAAACGGGGGTATACACTCATCAGACTCTGCGCTATAAATCTTAGAAGCTTCATCTGCAGTTAATACATCGTTAAAGATCTGGAACTCTGATATTCTACCCTGGAAAGCATATTCTTCGGAATTACTATTTCCAATAAAGCATGCTTCAGTAGTAATACCGGAAAATGTTGCATGTTTAGCTGCAGATGAGCCGTTATGCACGACAGTCCTACTTTGGCCATTTACATATATAATCGGGTTATTATTAGCAGTATCAGTTGCATCATAGGTTACGACTACATGTGTCCATGCGTTTAAATTAAAGTATGAAGCATCAGTTCTCCACTCTACCAATGAACCGTTTAGTTTTACACCAAAAGCCAGTAATTCAGATTGTGTGCTGTAGAGAAAAATGTCGCCATTACCAAAATCGAATATTCGACCCAGTCCATTTTCACCGTCGGCTATCTTATAAATCCACATAGCGAAAGACATTTTCTTTGCAGACGCAGAATCATTACCTATCAAGACGTCCCAAATAGCTGCAGTCCCCAAAGATATCGAATCGTTAAACCCATCAAACGCTACTGACGATCTAGACATAGTACCTATAGTCTCTGTCGCTAGCGACATAGGATTTCCAATAAAGTTCGTTTTTGATAAATTCTGTATTTCATTTGTGATAGTCGTGCTACCAGCTGAACCAACTGTGGCCTGAACTAAAGTTATGGACTGATTTCCGTTTGCTTGTCCTGGAACGGCTGAAACTGTTATCTCTCCGTTATGTCCATTTTCATGCTCGATTGCGGCCTTGAGTTGAACCAGGAATGCGTTTTGAGTAGTAGGCGTACCTGTTAAGTCTATGCTTACTGCTATTCCGCCGTCTTCATCTGCCCCTGCAGTGCCGACACCGGTATCAGTATTTCCAGAGTCGCTTAATACCGTGCCTGTCGCTGTTGCCGCATCTTCGTCTGCATCTGTAATCACATATCTCTTGGTAACACCGCCTGTAGAGGTTATAGTAATATATTTCTTTTCTGTCATCCCACTAACGGCGGCGCCGTTGGTCACTGTTAGCGTAGCATAAGAGGCCCGAGGTTGATATTGTGGAGTTAGAGATGTTGATCCTTTATTAATAGGAGTCGTTTGTGACATTCTAATCCACGCAACGGGATATTTAGATGACTCTACAACCATTGAGTGGTTACCTAAATTACTACGACTAAAATCTTTAGTCGTTAAATTAACCATATCTAAATTATTTCCAGCGATCTTATTCTTCGTCTTTGTAGTCAGTGTGGTGGGGAATGATGACGTAATTGTAGCGTTAAGATCAGCAACCAGCTTTATAGACTTTTTAGTGGAAGAATCATCCATCTGCCTATTAATAACTCGGGCGCCGCCAGAAAAGGTAGCTAGAGCAGATCCGCCGGTAAAGTTGTGCACAATCGACGTATTACCATCCGCACCTGTATCTGCTTGAGTTAAAACTAGGGAGCCGACGTGATTGGTGTCAGCGCCGTTGGCTTGAGCTACGGTGATCTTCCCATTATGTCCTAAGGTACTTTCAATTTTAGCTTTGAGGTTAGCGTATGTCGCATCGCCATTAGCACCTCGGGCTATCGGGATATTTCCTGCAGAAACCCCATTACCTGTGTCAATTTCATAAGTTCTGCTTACCCCACCTGTTGATACTAGTGTTAATTTTTCAACATCTAAAGGATTAGCTGAATAGACTAACGTTGCAGTTGCCGAAAAATCTGTGCTTTGATTCGCAAAATGAAATATCTCGGTGTTATTAAAGGCATCTTGAATTGTTATCTTTGTTCCAATAGGTGGTATGGCGGTTTCATCAAACGGATGGAAGTATATACTGGCAGAAGCTAAGATATTCCCACCAGATATTTCAGGGTAACCTGGTTCTATTCTACTGCCAGTGAGCGGTGCCGATAAAAGTGTTGGTCGGTTGATTATAGTCCCATCGATTCTAGACGTTTCAAAAAAGCTTGAAAGACTGCCTGAGAAATTTAGCATAGTAGACATCTCAGTGATTTGTTGTCTAGATGATCCTAATCTGAACTCGTTTACGCCGTTATATTCAACTAATCTAAATAATCTATCTGGCTCAATGCCAGCAGATCTGAATATTGTTTCTATAGCATATCTGGTACCTTTTGACTTGAATATATGACTTATATTTTTTAATACTCGGCGCCAGATCAGGTTTTGGACTTCAAAAAGACTCTTTTCGTATATTGAATGTTCTAGACCTAAATTTTCTTTTCCCAAAAATTGCTCTTGAGCAACGTCCCCGAAGATCTTTGGTAATTCAAAACCGTAATGCTTCGCCAAGTCTGGTAAAAATACATCCGAAACGCCTTCAAGACCTAAATAGTCTGGATGTAAGAATTGAGAAATTTGATCTAAATACATTTTATATTGATCAAGCTCTTCAGACATATAATAAAGCATTAATGACATCAGTTGTGCATGACCAATTCTTCCAGATTTTGGTAAAGTCCCATCGCTGTTGTACGCTTCTACAATTTCACCATCTACAGTCGTGCCTTCCAGATATGCACCCTCCTGAAGATAGTGATTAGGAATTAGTTTGGTTATTAAGTTTGGATTGTTTACGTCATATTCTGTCGCTAACTCTAGTAGCGATGCGTTTAAGTTAATGACAGTTGAATAATTAGGAAATAATATTGGGCTAAACCTTGCATCCTCTAAAAATATAGAACTAGTGATCTCCCTAGGATTTCTTATACTGTTTTGGTAGTTGTTTATTCTACTATGCAGGCTATTTCCGCTATGATCTAATACTACATCATTGTTTGAATGAGAACCAGTTGGTTCGTTGAACCTTAAGCATAATCTTAGATTATCATGAGCGAATATATTCCTTTGTGAATAATACTCAATCTCATCAGTTGACCTGATGCCATGAAATATTCTAAACTCGTCTAAAGACCCGCTGTAAGTGGTGCTCTTATTAAATGAAAGTGATCCAGCAGTAAGATTTACTCCGTCTCCTACTAACAAGTCAGAATTAGAAGTATTTAATCCGGGGTAATTAAAGAAATCGCTTTGAGCCAATGTCTTGGATCCAGATATTATCCTGACTGTTTGTTGCTCTGTTCTATTATCATAAAGAAAGGATAGATTATACCACTTACCTTTATCAATCGGATAACTTGCACTGGCATAATGACTGCTACCACTGACTATTGCAAAATTGATCGTACACAATTTCTCAGAGTTAGTCTGATTAATAAAAACTGCGAACCCTGTATTTAGAGTAGGATTAACGCTATGACATACAAAGGCGTTTTGGTTTGACTCCGTGGGTAATCTTAGGGTACACTCTACAGAAAAAGGGTTTAACCTAGGGTTAATGTATGAAGCAGCCTCTTTACCGTTTAGTAGAGCTTGGCTTAGATTTCCAGATTTGTCCTTTATTATTACGGATTGGCTTTGATCTGAATCAAATGTTAGAAACCCTATATTTCTAGGGAATTTATTCAATATATGTTTTTCTAAAGATGATAAGCTGTCTTCAAATTGTTCTATCTGTCTTAGCGTTCCATCAAATGGGTATTTATTAATAATTTTATCAAAAGCCACATTCACTTTGGCTTCAGCTGAGCCAAAGAAAGTATTGTTCTGAAACAATTCATTATTAACCGGTAATTGTTGTGTTGATACTATACCATGATTATTTTCATTTCTTCTAAATGATGTATCATCATCATTGATGTGGGTAACAGTTAGTTTTTTTTGATTTTGATCTAAAAGCACACCTGTTGAGGTCTTATATTTTCGAAGCATTCTTTTTGTAAAAAACTTTACGTTTTCAAATGTCATTGATCTTCTTGCCATTAGATTACCTTAAAAATGAATGAAGAATTGAAGTTGATAACCTCGGTGTCTATAGTACTAAGAAGTTCAAGCTTGTAAGAATATCCTGAGTTTAGTGTACCTGACTTTATTGTAGCAGAAAAAGAATTATCATAAAAGCTCATCTTTGTTGAATTGCTCATATTTTGCAGCATCACAACTTCCCCAGAAACTAATTCTGATATTTTATAAAATAGAGGCCCCGGGAATGCATTAGGATTTTTTCTAAACTTACTCGCTGAATAGTTTTTTCCAGCCATTGTTGCAGTACATGTTATTAAAATATCTTCGGTTTCAGAATATTCTGGCTTTCTATTCTTAAAAGCAATAGAGACCGCTGTTATATCGAACGTGGAAAAAGAATCGTTGTGGACTCTAACGTCCTTTGTCAAAAATGTGATTGTGCCGTCGGTTGTTTGCCAGTTTAGATCCACATTAAACCCACTTGGGTCTGCCATAAGTGCACTTTTCACATATGCATTATTACTAGGGATCGTAAATGATGCTTGATATACACCCTTTAGACGAGTGAGATCAGAAGATCTGCTAACTTGACTAAATTGAACAGAGCTAGTAAAAGATCCAGACACCACTTTTAACGTTCCGCAGTTGTCTCCAGTTAGTTGAGCGCTTGAGTTATCAAAAAGGTTTGAGCTACTAAATGCTTTCTTTACTTTTAGGACAGATATATTGGATTTGTCCACGAAGACTGTATTAGAGTCATCAGATATTGAATCATCAAAGACGACTCTTAATTTTGGGATAAGTAGCTTATTCTTTACATGTCTAGAAGCAAATCTTTTAACAAACCTAGTCTTACTGTCTGTATCATATGATCCACTAAAACCTATTCTAAACCCATTATTTTCAATCAATCCCTTTAAGCTAGATGATACAGCATTCGTTATATCGAAAATTAAGTCCTGGCTTGGTGTAGATAAATAAGTTGAAGATCCTAAATCAACGTTCGTTGTACCGTATGAGGCTGATGTAATTATATCAATATGTGTTGTATCATGACCTCCCCTGAGATTTGAAGCAGTTAATCTAGTGGCTTCATTTGCCAGAGTTATATTGGTATTACCAGTAAGACCAGCTATGTCTTGTTTCACAGCAATAATAGAGCCGGTGTCAGGATCAGTCGCAGTTATCCCTAGATCACCTTGGCTCTTGGCCAGCGCTATAGCCGCGAATATTTTATCTGCTATATCTGCGGTTGTTGTAATTCCGTTAATTCCAAATGTGTAGTTTGTTGCATCAGTTCTGGCCGCAGTAGCCGATGCAACGTTAGCCAAAAATGACACGCTATTCGTTCCATCGCTCAAAGTAAAACCGACAGTATTATTCCATCCACCAGTACCAGCGACTGTTATTGACCCCTGAGCTAAGACTTCATCATTCCCCCCCGCGGTGGAGGCACCTTCATTTTTCCAAACGACTGGAGATGTTAAATAATAAGACGAAGTTAAATAATTCGAAGATCCTAAATCGTTAAACCCGTTTACATCTATACCATAACCTTCCTCAAATTCCCTCACCAAAGGATTACAAACTGCAGAAAAGTTAAAGGGCTTTTGTAGGCCTGAGCTTACATCTTGTAGCTCTAGATAAGCTTTAAAATTTGAACTTCTAATATCTAAAATGCTTGAAGTTAATTTACCGATGCTGGAATAATCAAACTTTATTAATAGCGCTGACTTTTCCGTTATATTATTTGTCACAAAACTTCCAGACTCCATGACGCCAGACTCTTCAAACAGTTTAAATAAATCTAAAGTGGCAGCATGACCAGTGTTGGAATTTTTTGAACGATATTTATTATCTATAATTTTATCAGTTATGTAACAATCTTTGCTGGCTGTGATTATTAATTGCATTATCTCACGCTTACCCTAATATCAAAATCTGGATACTTCATTTCAAACAGTCCGTTCTTCTTTGGAAAGATATACCCTTTTTCTATGATAGTGTCAAATGGCTCGCTTAGTCCATAATCATAAGAATTGATACCGTCGCCTTCTTTAATAACGCCAGACTTCGGGATAACAGAAATTCCCTTAATCGTTCCGGAATCGTGTATCGAGGCGACTCCTTCAGACGACATTACAGAATAGCTAATATCACCTAATGATAAAGGTTGGTTTATATGGAAATTTTTAATGCTTAAAAGTCTTTTGAGATTCGTGATTATTGATTGCACTACATTCGATTTTTGAGCACCAGGAACAGCGATTACGTTAATATTAAGTCCGTAATTATGGATGGCTGCGTCCATTATTATATAAGAATCGTTTATTAATCTAAACGATTCCAGATATGTCTTTAGGTTTAGCTTAAGATTATCGCCTGAAACCTCTAGTGGTGATGAAGATGTATCCATAGATCCAAACCGTACTAGTTTTCCAGTTGCGCCTCGACTAATTATTACAACCTCTATCTGCCCGCTTGAGTCGGGGGACTCTGAAATGGCTGCCCTAAATATTCTACCCAGCGGAGCTGGTAAAGAATACATTCTGGCGACTAAATCTTCTTTTGTCACTATACGAGACTGAGAGTTTCTGGCGATTGGGATCTGATCTCTAAGCTCGTCTATGCTAGGTGCTGGTGAGCCACCGGAAGATCTTTGATTGTTCCGAATAGCCAAGCTAGTGCGTGTAGACCGCGCATCTTCGTGATCTACACCGGAAGGAAATGTCATATCCAAAAATTCTATTTGTCGGATGGACTCTGCACCTACATTATGAGATAATCCGCCTCCGTGGCGATACCTAACAGTTATCATGGTCTGTCTAGGCGCGACACCCAAAGTATTTGTTTTAAGTAGGGAATTTGGATCTAGTGCAAATCTTGAAAAAACTTTCTTCCCGTAAAGAGGAACGCTTAAGTCTCCAGGATCTGGTAAAATATCGTCATCATCCGCCATGGCGTCACCACCACCAAATGTTAATATGGTAGAGAATAATTGGGGATCGAAATATCGTGTATATCGGTATGGGGATGGAGTAACAATTATCGATTTCTCTATAGACCTTTTGCTAATATCCTTGTTATCCATGATAGTAAAGACGTTATCTTGAGCCAAATTGTCCACCTCATAATATACGTTACCATCGGCATCTATCAGACTTTCTATCAAGCTTATATTTTGCTCTGATAGTGATATCTCCCTAAAGGGTACGAAGCTATCTGGAATGGAAAAGGTCTCTTCCTTTATATCACCTGAGACGCACAAGCCCCTTAGGTTGATTATTTTTCTTCTCTTATCATTAGCAACGTCACCGGTTGTTGATGGAATGGTAGAAGAATTCCAGACAAAATCTCCAGAAGCGTCATTATTCCTTAACGAAAAATCTACATCCTCCATCAGATTAAATGTTGTACCGTTTCCAGAAACTAATCTAGTACCCTTTTTAATACACGGCAAACACGCCGCGAGGACGGCGTCGTCGACATCTAGGGGTACCTGAATATAAAAAGTAACGTATACCGTCGCCGGACTAGCGCCATGGGCCTCAACACCAGCTAGCTTTATATGTTTTTTTAAATTTTCAATTTCAACTGCGTCGGACCACCTAAGCTCATTAAATTGATGATCTAAATAAAATGACATTGAATCACCGATGAAAGAAATCATGTCAACAAACATTCCGCCAAGACCGGTTTCAGTAAAATCCTCTATGTTATCAGGAAAAAACGTTCTAGCATGCTGGACCAAGTTTTGTTTAAATCCATCGAAGTCCCTTGCAAGATATGATCTTTTTATAATTTTCTTTTGCTTATTTTTTATATCTTTTTCCATTATCCAGCTGCCCTTATTATCACCTCTATTGTTTGTTTGGACACATTTAGCCCGGGAATAGAATATAAGACCCTTATCCCTATTTTAGCTGTGTCCTCATTATTATGATGCTCAGTAAATGCCTCGAAAGCGTTTAACGAAATATAAGGCATATGCTGACTTAACGCTTGATTTATCCTACTAATCGCCTCTTTTTCAATATCATCTGTTGCTAGCTCAAATCCTAATTCTTCTAAATTAGCACCAAAGCTATAATTTCCCAAACGCTCACCATGGTTCGTCATAAGGAGATTTCTAAAATTATCACGGACTTGATCTTTTAAGCTCTTATGCATTCTAAAAAGACCATCGCGGCCAGTGCCAAGCTCTAGAGGAGTTTGAATCCCGATGAGCTTAACAAATTTTATATCTCTTTCATATTTTTCTACAGTCGATTTTAATTGTCCTGCAGACTTGAACGTTATTTGGGATCTATTTTGAGTTCTATTTCTGGACGCCATCACATACCTCTGGTGTATAATTATCCACTAACAAAAATTTATGTGTATTTTAAATAGTATAAAGTTACCACTTCCCTAAAGGACACACTTTTGTTGATGAATATACTAACATAGGATAATAGCATCCACACTCATTACACTTTAAAAAAGAAGTATTACTTTCTACCAGCTTAGGACACTCATCACAAATTTTTCTTCGCTCGTTTGCTAAGCTGGCGGTTTCTTTATCCAGCAACCCCAATAGATGCATTGTCACTTTTGTCCACCCTTCACCAATCTGTACACACTCTTTACAAAACGATTTTTCTTTCGCCATTATACACCCTTCTTTGTTGGGGGAACATCAGGTCTGGGGTCGTGCTCTACTTGATCTTCGACGGGGTCGGGACGACTTGGTCTTCGTATTGGGGCCGATGTATCTTTCACAAGCAGCTCTATTGATTCGCGAGTGTACCTAGGCATAGCTTGCAAGACTGGAGGTAGCGCATTAGGGACCTCTGGTTTTTCAATTTGAACAAACGTTGCCATTGTTTTTGTACTATTGCCTATAGTCACGTCACAATAGACCTCATATAACCCTGGATTCAGGAAATTGTAAAAAATAGTACGATCATCAGAACTAGGAGGCCCATTTAGATCGCCTTTTGGGAAGTGAGCGATGCGGCGCGCCTCTAATGACTCCGGCATAGTTAAAGAGTCTTTAAATGAGTTAAACGCTGGAGCGTAAGTTACTTCAGCGTCGACTGTATCATTAGACAATTCAAACTCTGTAGGTATTATATTTGGTCTATGAACCGTCCATTTGTAGCTGGCGGATCCTCGACTTACGACTCCTTCTTCATGAGTAACTGCTGGCTCTATCTGTGCTACGATCGGGGGGACGGCAGAGGCATCAGGAGAACTGGAATAGAATTCTTCACCAAAAAGTGTAATAAGCTCATGAGCAGTTATAGTAAAAGTAACCAGGGCTCCAGGGGTTTCAGGATCTGTCGATCTTACAAATGTCATAAGAGAATCTGGTGCGCCTGGGTGAAGCGGTGAACTTGCAGTGTGAATTATACTAATTCTAGGAGGCGCGGTGATCAATGGGGTTTCCTCTGTACCAAAATCTACATCGCCGTTCTCGTCTACCGTTAATAAGCCCTTTTCTTTCATCCCGAATAATACCATCAATATTGGTTGTATCAACATTAGAAAGAAAAGAAGAATTGTCAAATAGCAAAGCGCTATATTAATGTTGACTGATCCTAAGCTTAACTCACAATCGGCATCTGGCTTGAGTAATCCTACAAATTTTGCGATGGCACAAAGATCAAAATCAGGGATTGGTGGAAGCTTTAACTTAAAGAGGTCTAGTGCTAAGCTTATAGGTTTTAAAGACATAGAAAATAAGGGTAAACCGGGAAAGCTAGGTATATGCGGTAAATCGAGGGTAAAAAACTCAAGTGTTGGGATCCCTGGTAGCGGGATACCAGGAATTTTAAGACCGTGGAGACCTAAATCAATCTCTGGTAAATTAAGACTAGGTAAACCAAACCACCCAATATCTGGAGGGAATGACGGTAGCTTGGGTAGTCCTGGCGGTATATCTAAAATAGGTTCGAAAGCAAACGCAAACTTAAGATAAGGTGTTCCGTGTAAGGATATTTGTAGTTTTATTTCTTGACAAATGCCTCCATACTTAGCGGGTTCAAGCGGATGGAGCGGTGGTTCTAGAGGAGAGTCAGGTTCACCGGCTTCACCTTGCTTTACAGGTAGCGACGGATTTAAGCGTGGACAGCAAGGACCGCCTTCCCATGACGGATTTTCCCTTTGATCTGGAGTACAGTCCATTACACAACAGCATCCGCCAAAAATACTACTTATAAGAGCGCCAATAGACGGGAATATACCGCTGATTAAGCCACCGTCGCCTTCTTGAGCTATGGCTGCCCTGTCACTCATTTTATTTTTATAACCTTACTAAAACAATTTTTTAAATTGTTTTTTAAATTACTAATCATAGCGGTGGATGAACCATTTGTAATAGGGGCTCCGCTATTTCCTATACTGGCGATGGTTGCTTCTTGACTAGTGTGCGCATTCGAACCAAATCCGGAGACTGATCCTCCGTCGGTAGCTCCTAGCATTCTAGCTACATCAACAGCAAAGGCCATTAGGGTGTCGGCCAGCTCTTCGCCCAATACAGCAGAGTGCTCAGCATCATCACCGCCGATATAGACATGATCATTTGTAGTATATCCAGGACCGGCAGATTCAGCTGAGGCATCTAGTTGTGGAGCTGACATGTGGCCATTACCTAGAATAACACGGGGACCATCGATTATAATTGTACCATCAGGCTCTATTGCGATTATTGCTCGCTCACCGCCAGGGGGCCCTTTAGAGTCGTCGGCGGGAGTACGTGGCTTTCCTTCTTTTATAATTCGTATTGATCCGTTGATCTTTGTTGCTGCTCCACCAGCGAGGCTATCGGGATCTTTACGCGCGATAATTCTTATATGATCTGATTTCATCACCACCGCAGCTCCATCTAGTGCAACTGGAACAGTGCCCGCATTACCTAATCCCGCGGGCATGCCGGTGAGCTGTTCAGCTAATCCAAAGTCCTCATCAGGAGATGAGTCAGCAGTTATATAAATTCTGCTAGCGTCATATCTAAAATCTGGATCTCCTTCTATGGGATGATCTAGCTGGTTGTCTTTTACATCTTCTAAATACCCTTGCGGATTTTTTGAAACCTCGACTAGCCCAGCGCCTCGTTTATCTTCTGGATTAACTGTTTTTTTCAATCTAGGAAAGGCTGGAGCATGGCCACCTTCCATGGCAACAGTTGGAGGATTTGTATCAGCATCAGCGATTGGGTTTGTGTCACCACCCCCTCTTGTTCGAAGTGATCTACCAGCGACGATGTCAATTGCAGCCGCAAAGTCCCCCTCATACGTAGCTTCTGGAACGGAAGGGTCTACTAACGTAGCGCTTGATCTAATTATCTTATCTTCCTCTCCTCCCGTCAGGGGTTCATCGTTAAAGTCGACCAAGCGAATGTCTTCTCCACCCGGGGCGGCCCCTTCGTCCGGAGTGAATGAATGACCACCCCGAAACCCCCTAGCAGTGCCCAGAGTGATGCTAGTGTTATTTGATCCTTGTAACACCATGTCTCCAGGCATCTTGGTTAATCTAGGGACGGGCTCAAACTTAAATGACTTATATGCCAGTGAGCCTGTTACATGAATGTCATACTCATCTTTGTTATCACCGAACGTAAAGCCATCAGAATCTGCCATACCATTTGGAAAACCGTACATCTCCAAGTCATCTTTATTTTTGGTTTTTGGTACTTCGTTATGCGCTTTATCAGCTGAATCAGCTTCGTCGACCGCTGCTCCCTTATAATGGTGAACCCTATCTTCATGAGTATAATTTATATCATCAGCATCTATCCAGGTTGGTACTCTACACATCCAATAAAAAACTTTAGCAGCTTTTCCAGTGGGTGCTGGACTTATTAACCAGACATGTTCACCAGGTTTTATAGGAAAGCATAAGTGGGGGGGGAAAAATGGTAAACAAATATTAACTGTATCTGATCTTTTTCCCTGGCCATCGTTAAGGGTTCTAGCTAACACTGCGTTTCTTGGAGCGCGCTTTAAGAAAGAAAAGTTATCGACAGTAGCTTTGTCATATTTTTTATCAAAATCCTTTTGACTCCTAAAGGCAGCTGGATCGTTAATTACTTCAAGTACAATGGCTTTTTGGAAAATTGTATCAGATGTCGAATTAGATAAGGCTAAGCCAGCCTTATCTGTTGCCTTTGTTTCAAAAGCTATATCATTTACGTCATCTGTATATTCTACGCCCATAGTTAGTCCTTGATCTGAGAAAAGAGATCATCTGGATCTATTTTACTATTTTCAGCTTCTGCCCTTGCTATTACTTCAGACAATTTTAATAATTGCTCATTTGACTTATTCATACGCTCAAGATATTTTGAAAGTATGGCACCAATGGCGGCATGCTCTGCAATGCCTGTTCTCATTTGTGTGTACGCTTCAACAAATAGCACGTAAGCGTTTTGCCTATCTAGGTTGGCATTCTCATAAATTTCTTTCCATAAAAGCTTCTTTTTGTCTTCAGCGCTAACTAGCTCAGATAGCATCTCTTCAAATTTTTTAGTTTTTTCCTCTATACTTTGGAGCTTTTCTAGCGCTTTATTTAAGTCATCGACCATTTCATCTCCTAAAAAATATCAACAATTCTCTTATCATGAACTATATCTCTATAATGCTTTCTTATAGATGACATCGCCACAGAAAGCTTTTTAGGTGTTAGACCAGATATCTCCCTTACATATACATAGATCGCTCTTTTATTTAAAAAGTCTAGTTGATCTATTTTTTCGAACACTGACGATATTGCGCTAATACAGAGTTTCTCATTCTCTTTTGTCACCCTGGCTGTTATTAATTCTAATACTTTTACAATCTCATTCCTTCTATTTGCATTTATAATAATTTTATCAGGTGACTCCACGATCTGGGAATAAGCTATAGAGTTTCTATCTTTTTTTGACATAAATTCAATGTCAGATAAGCTTATATTTCTTATAGCGTTTTTTCGATGTTGTCGCGAATTTATTATTAACCAATTTTTTGCAACAACATTAAAATAAGAAAAAGCCTTTGTCCCTCGGGACTCATCCCATTTGTGAATTGTTTCGTATAGAAAAGAAACGCAGTCTGTCTTTATATGTTCTATATGGTTTGAGCCGGCACGAAAGCCATATACGAAAATAAGACTTGCTGCTAATTTTTCAAATGCAGGATGGATTTTCTCATTATATAATTTTTCCCGCTCTTTGGTTGCCTCTAACTGTTGAAACTCGACTATAGAAGCCTGAGTGTCTTTATTAAAGTACATATTCCTTTTTTGCTTCGGGTTCCTTCTAATCTTTCTCTTCTTCAAGATAAGTTTCTCCAAACTTTTTAGAAGAAACATTTTTAGATAAAGCTTCGACTACCTTTAATATAGACTTCCTACAGTCTTCAATATCAGCGTGGACCTGGCGTACTTCGTTACTATCATAAAACAAAGGTATCTCTAAAATCCCGGCAATCGATTCCTGTCTTGCATCTAAAACATTTATACTTTCCTCTAAAGCGTCTTCTATTTTTAATAATAATAACGCAAACTTTATCATAAAAAAGCTGGAAAAGCACAAAAGGGGTGCTAATACACTTATAATAACGATAGCGGTAATACTCATGTTAATATATCACTTAAGACTTTATCGTAAATCTTATACACTGAAGTATTATTTAGGCTTTTGGTTAGTACCTCTGCTCCGGACTTAGCCCAATCGATTGGCACTTTATAGGATTGCCTTATTTTTCTTAAACGTCTTTTTACATCTTCTTCCCTAGGGTGTGCCCATTTGCTACCTTGAATAAAAACTTCATTGTCTATTCTGCTTTCATGCACATTAACAAGATCATAATCAAAGGCAGAAAATCTAATATTGCTTAAAAAGTCCATATGCCCAGACCATTTTGTGGCCATCACAGGTAAGCCCGAAGCGGCAGCCTCCAGCAAGGGTAATCCATATCCCTCACCACGAGTAAAAGAAACCAACGCATTAAGATTAGGACTTCTATAAAAAGAAGAAACCTCATCATTTGTCATAAGACCATGAGATAAATAAAATTTAGGATATTCTCCGGTTTTCACTTCACCAATAACCCTCCTTAAGAGGTTGACAGTGTTTCGACGGTCTATTGTAGACATCCGTCCTAAAGACGTTTTGATAATAACTCCGACATCTGGATCATCTTTGAACGTTTCACAAAGCCACTTTATCCCATAAAATGTGTTTTTTCTATCAGCTTCAATATTTTGTCCAGTTATTAGTCCGAACATTAAAAAGTTGAAACTTGTCTCTACATCTAGTTCCATTGGTTCATATTTTTTATCTATTATTTCAGATATGACATATTCTGGAACAACAAAAATCCTTGTTGTTATATTACCTGATCTTTCAAAGGTAGATTTCGTGTGTGTGGATGGGACAATTACTAAATCCATTTTATTAATACAATCGACCCACTTTTTAGAACAGATATCTGTTTCTACACCAGCTGTTACGCCTATGTTAAATCTAGCTACATTAGGATCCCATTCGTTCGGAAGTTGTATTTGGAATGATATATCAAAAGGCTCATCAGATGGGTGACTAACATCTATTATTTTTGATATTAACCCATTTTCATAATCACCATTCATATAAAAAGTACAAATACCCCACGGGGTAACCTGAGCGTTTAACTTGCAATCGCCACGCTGGTGTAGATAACTAAAAATTTGTCTAGCATGTACGCCGTATCCGGCGGAATTTAATAAAGGGCCTCTTACTAAAATGTTTTTCATAACTTGATAAGTTCAAATCGATTCGTTGTCGATTTTCCTTTCTTCCAATCATTGATTGTTTGCAGAAGCGTTTTATCCCACTCGTTAACAGTCTTTTGATAAGAAAATTCAGACTTGACATATTGACAGCATTTTTCACTTAACTCTTCACGTTCGCTAGGTGACATTTTATACATCTTTAAAATTGCTTCTGAAATAGATTCTGATGAAACGTAGTCTTCATATATATAAGGAACGTTTTGAGAGCCAACCAGAGAACGAAACTCTACATCTAGAGCGATACCGTTCTCTGTGTTGTCTCTATAATCGACTACTTGTCTAGATAGACCACCGGTCTTTGTAGCGATTATCGGGGTTCCTACCTGCAGTGACTCTAGAGTGCCTAGGCCAAAACCTTCAGCATAGGATATATTAATAGAGCAATCAGCGATGTTGTGTAGTATATTCATCTCTCCAAATCCGACTCTTTGTGTAGAAAATATTACATTATCAGCTATCCCTAAAAGTTTAACAACTTCTGTCAAATCGGGACCTTCTTCATCATAAGGATCGGTATGCATTATTAGTGTCGCAGGCTTTCTTCCTTTCACACTTTCTATTTTATCTAAAAATCTTTTCCATGAGTCTAATACATCGGCCGGTCGTTTTCTTTTTGCATTACGATTAACCCAGAATAACACAAAATCATTAATTTTCTCTTTTCCTAAAAGATCATTTTTATGATTTTGTATTGCCTGTTTGTCTAATTTAAAAAATACATCTTCAGGTAAAGCATGTGGAATAAAATTTGTTCTATCTGGCCAATGCTCCTTAACTTGTTCATATGTATGATGGCTATGACAATTAATTAAGTCTGTTGCTTCATAAAATTGGTTGTTGAATGTAGGAAACGGCTTATTGTCCCATACATGCCAATACGCAATTGGACATATTTGATGAATTTCGTCTTCCATTTGCCACAACCAAACAAAGAACCTAGGATCAGTAAACAATAGAATAATATCTGGTTTTTCAGAAGCCAAAAGAGAACGAATCATTTCAGGGGTACCAAAACCGTCGACAGGCTTAATCAAAAAATCATCAGTAACCTTGGTTAGTGAATAATCTTCATGTTGAATTGCTGCGCCGAGTTGACGGATTGTCCAGTGACCTTTCTCTATTAGACCATGGGACAAGAACCTAGATTGAACGCCAACCCCAGAGGGGCTTAAGGCATGATCAGACAATAATAATATCTTATATTTTTCCATACGCTTTACCTAATAACCTTAACTGCCTTGGCAGTGCTCTGTTCCCTTGTAGTCACAAAACATACAGGAATTCCTGTTTTTGAGAAAAAGACCGCGCTTCATTGACAAAACCATACTTCTTAAAATAGAGGTACATTTTTCTTCTGCTTTTGGTCCAACAGAAACCTTCACTAACTCGCACGTATTTCCAGCTGGTGCGCCTCTCTTTAAGAGGACGAATCCGCATCTAACAGACTTTATATCTATTTCCTCCTTTGTTCTCCAAAAATGTTTATAAAGTGCGATCTGGGCCCATGTTAAGATATCTTTTCTCTTACTCGCATACCATCCTTTGTCTCCGGCTGTTTTCCAATCTATTACCCAGTAGATTTCTTTGCCATTACGATCAGTGGTCTTTATAAGCGCATCAATAAATCCCTTAAAATAGGCGTCGACTGCGGGTACATGTTCATATAACTGTTCTTCTGCACTCACTACTTCATAATCGCCAAACGTTTCTTTCAGGAAACCTGGAATCTCTTCTAAACTATTCTTAGCATATTCGAGCCACGATGGTAGGTAGATATGATCTTTTGGTTTCCATCCGTTACTTTTACGATGCGCAGCTTGGACAGCAATAAATTCGTCACCATCAAATCGGTGTTTCTCCCACTCTTGTCTAATTTCTTGTAACGCAGAATCGACGTCCATTTTTCCTGTTAGTAAAAAATTCTCTATCCCATTATGTACCGCGGTGCCATATGAAAGGTAGGGAGACATTTCAAACATATTGATCTTATCGATGTATGCTAACTTGTGGCGCCACGGACACTCTTTCCAGTTACGAATCTCAGAATAAGAAATATGTGGCTTGTGGTTTGGTAGTATAGGGAGTTTATTATTTTGATCTATAGACATTAATTAATCATAATATCACTTTAGGCTTTTTACATAATTTAAATCTTCTTTATACATCATTTCTGCCAACGACTCAAAATCAGTTTCTGGAACCCACCCTAGAATATTTTTAGCCTTAGAAGGATCTCCTAAAAGGTGAGGTACCTCATGGGGACGAAATAATCTAGGATCCGTCTCTACATATTCGTCTATTGATAGATGAGCTATTTCAAAAACCTTTGTCAACCAATCTTTTACACTATACGCTTTACCTGTGGCTATTACGTAGTCATCGGGGTTTGATTGTTGTAACATTAAATGCATGGCTTTCACATAATCACCAGCAAAACCCCAGTCCCTTAAGGCATCTAAATTTCCTAAATAGAGCTTCTCTTGTAGACCTAATTTAATTCTCGCAGCGGCGAGGGTAATTTTTCTAGTTACAAATGTCTCGCCCCTTCTAGGAGATTCATGATTGAAAAGGATCCCGCTAGTTGCAAACATATTATAGGATTCCCTATAATTCCTGACTAAGTGGTGAGCGAAGACTTTCGCACATGCATATGGACTAGCCGGAGAAAGTCTAGTAAACTCGTTTTGAGGTATGTTCGGGTTATCACCAAACATTTCAGAAGAGGAAGCTTGATAAAATTTGATCTTTTGGTTTGTATTTCTAATCGCTTCTAATATATTAGTTACACCGGTTACCATAGTATTTATTGTAGATAAAGGTATATCGAAACTTACTCTTACATGAGATTGCGCAGCTAAATTATAAATCTCATCTGGATTATACTTGCTTATTAATCGATATATTACGCCTGGATCATCTAGTTCAAAATACTCCAGACTAAAGTTTTTGTGGTAAAAGATATGATCGATCCTATCTGTACAAATTAAGCTGGTTCTTCTCTTTAATCCAACCACCTTATACCCTAGAGAAAGTAAATACTCTGCCAAATAAGAGCCGTCTTGGCCAGAAATGCCAGTTATTAAAGCAGTGGTCATTTAATACCTCTGATTTTTGGATAACTTTTTAAAAACCAGGTGATTGTTTTTGTTAATCCGTCTTCGATCTTAGTCATACTATTTAGATCATAGCCCAGCGCTTCAAGCTTTTCACTTGATGATGGTTTTCTTAATTGTCCGGTAGGTTGAGAGGTGTCCCATATAACGTTCATATTATACCCCAGACACTTTCTGATTAATCTAGCCACTTTGTTTATAGTGACCTCTTCCATGGTATTACCTATATTAATAACATCGTCTATGTTATGATTACGAGTTAATAAGAAGCCGATTATATCGGGTATGTCATCGGCAAAGGTAAATTCTCTTAAGGGAGTGCCGGAACCCCACAGCTTAACTTCATTATTGCCCAGCCTATTTGCGTCATACATCTTTCGGATTATTGCAGGAATTACATGGGAATTTTCAAGATCAAAATTATCATTTATACCGTATAAGTTGTTCGGGGATACACAAAAATAGTTAAATCCCAATTGGGACTTGATCGCTCTAGAATGTATATCCAACATTCTTTTAGCATAAGCATAAGCAAAATTTGAAGAATGGGGAGCACCCAGATGTATCTTGTTTTCGCTTAACGGAAATGTTGTATTGTCTGGATACACACATGTCGATAAAAAAGAAATGCACTTTTTGATCCCAAAATGAGCCGCGGCATCTAATACATTCACATTTATTCTAGTATTTTCAGAATAAAAATCTAAAGGGTTTTCCATATTAGCCCTTATACCACCTACTCGAGCAGCGGTATGTACAATTGCGTCAGCTTTACTCTTCTCAAAAAAATCAAATGTTTGCTTTCTATCCAAAAAATCAGGACCACCGGTCGACGGTCCTGGTATCGGGTGCCAGTTTATAGAATCGTGGCTTGAATTCTTAAACGCAGTACCAACTAATCCGGAACCGCCGGTGATATATACATTTTTTTTCAATTTTCTTTTAACCAATCGATTAAATTAATTTCTGGAGTCCAACCAACAGCGTTATTAAGCTTAGTATAATCGCATAACGTATTTTTAGACTCACCAGATCTTGGAGGGATATACACAATGTCATCGCTAATAATTTCTGCTATTTTAAGAATGGAAATATCTCTACCAGTACCGACATTAAATGCCTGGCCACAAACGTGATCTACAGCAGCTTCGGCGACAGCGATGTTGGCTTTAACGACATCACTTACATGAACGAAATCTCTAGTTTGTGTTCCGTCGCCGACGACTGTTAAGGGTTCGCCCTTAGATCTTTGTTTCATAAAGATTGCTAACGCTGGCGCATATTGCCCTTTACTAGGCATTCTATCACCGTAAACGTTAAAATATCTTAAAGCCACAGTCGGAGTATAAAACGTTTTCCAATACATCATACAAAAATCTTCTGCAGCCAACTTGGTTACGGCGTAGGGATTTAGATTATCATTTAACATGTCTTCGGTCAGGGGAGGTTTATTTTTTGTTCCATAACAAGCTGATGTGGATGAATATACAAACCTATTAACCTTATAATCTCTACAAAGATTTAATAATGAACATGTTCCTAAGACGTTTACATGGGTAGCTTTCACAGGATTTATTAAAGATGGTTGTATTCTTGACTCTGCAGCTAGATGGAAAACCCAATTATATCTTTTCTTATTAAATAATTTTTCCATCTCACTATAATTGCATATATCAATATCATGATATAACACATTCTTAGAATCGTTGCGGTAAGAGATATTAGATTCAGCAGATAGATTATCGACCACATCGATGGTGTGTCCGCGGGCCTCTAAGGCATCTACAATATGACCTCCAATGAAACCACAGCCCCCAGTGACTAAGCATCTCATGTGAGCATTCTCCAGGCCATAGCGTTAATAGCTTTATCATCTATTAATACATCATAGTGCGGCTTCTTATTCATTATTAATTCATGATAAGGTACGTTCCATTCCTTCAGTTGTCTTGCAGTAAGTTGTGTCCAGTCTCTCCCAGAAACACTTCCGCGAGCAGTAAACATTTTTATTACGTGGCCTTCATGATATAACTGTTTTATCTTGTTGATTACATCGACAAATGGAGTTGAGCTTGAATAATCATTTCCGTCAGTATTACAAATTGTACCATCAATATCAAAGCAATAAATCATAATAATCCCTAAACTGTTGTTACAGTTGTTCCTGTCATATTGACATTATAGTTTAGTCTAGTTAATCCGTGGGACTCCATATAACTTTGAAGTAGAGAATCTTTTTGTGGACTATATAACATCAAAAATCCGCCGCCGCCGGCGCCGATGATCTTACCACCAAGAACGCCAAAGTCTTTTCTAACAATTTCATATAGTTTATCAACTTTGTCAAGTGTGATTTTATTAGACATCTTCTTCTTACTCTCCCAATGCTCATGGAGTAATAAACCAAAAGTGTCAAAATCACCTTTATTTAGGGCTTCGGAAAACTTATAACCTAGCTCCTTTATCTTTAGAAGACTTTCTTCTGACTTGCCCCTTAGCTTACTTTGTGCGGTAAGAATGTCTGAGGCGTTTCTTAGTACACCGGTATAATAGACGTGTAATCTAGATAATAGCTCATTTAAATTATAGGCAGACACGCTTGAGGGCTTAACATCGACAGTGCCACTTTTGGCTATATGTAACTCTTGAACGCCACCGAAGGCAGAGATATACTGATCTTGTTTTCCCACTGGTTGATTTAAGTCCACAATCTCAATCTCGCAGGCTTCACTAGCTACTGTTATAGGATCTGTTGGTAGTCTTTTTTGATGTCGAATGGCAGATAAAAGAGCAACAAGGTAGCTTCCAGATGAACCTAACCCGGAGCTGGCTGGAAGATCCGCAATGCTTACTATTTCTAGTCCATTGGTAAGGTTATGACGAAGTAACGCTTGCCTGGCCCTATTATGCTGCAGCTCGTTAGCTGATTTTACTAACTCTGTTTTGGAATATTGAAGTCTTATCTTGTCGGTCATTGCCAAAGGCTTAAGACACACGTATATATATTTGTCTAGTGCCATTGACAAAACGAATCCACCGTGCTTCTCATAAAAGCTGGGTAAGTCTGTGCCACCTCCGCCGAGAGTTATCCTAAATGGTGCCTTAGCTATAATCATAATGAATATCCGGCGGCCTTGGCGTCATTATAAAACATCTGCACTGTTTCTAAAGAAAATTGTTCTAGCTCTTTTCCACGAGATCTTTCGAGTTTAGCTAATATTTCAGGGGTGGCAGTTATAATGTCACAGCCGCAATCATTAGCCTGGAATACGTTTAGCACTTCTCTCGGGCTAGCCCATAAAAGTTCGCAGTCTGATATTATACCGCAAATACTTTTTGCTTCCGACATGTGTGGGACTGGATCGATACCAGTATCTGCTATTCGGCCGGCGAAAACTGATACAATCGAGGGAGCTGAGCTGTGTTCCAAAGCGGCTACCACTGTTTTCACTTGCGCTATTGAAAATATTGCTGTCACGTTTAGTTTGACGCCGGCGGCAGACAGCTCGGCTATTATAGGGGCGGTGGATACACCTTTCGTATTTGTGACTGGAATTTTGACATATACCAACTCGTTTATAGCTGTCAATAATTCTGCTTGCCTTTTCATTTCTCCTAGATCATCAGAGAATACTTCTAAAGAAATTGGTTTGCCGTTTGTACTTTTTATAACTTTCTTTGCGAACGCTAAGTAGTCGTTAATACCAGCTAACTTCATTAACGTTGGATTTGTTGTGAATCCAGAAATACTTTCTCTTTTAGACAAGTCAGCTATGTCATCAATATTCGCGCCATCAGCATAAAGTTTAATGTCCATAGTACTATCCTCTAATAATTGTTACGAGCATATGCCAAACAATAGCTTGAAATTCTTCTGCATGTGGTGTAATTTTATTATTATCGACGATTGGGATAAGTACACATACATCAGCTAAGCGTTTTGTCATTCCACCATCTCGACTCACAATCCCCAAAACTTTTCCACCTTTAGACTTTGTATATTCCATCGCTTTTACTAAGTTCCGTGATGTGGCGTCGCTGCCGCCGCCCACCGACAGAATTAGAATTGCATCGTTGGAGCAAAGTCTAGATGTCTGTAGCCAGTTAGATATAGATGTATCCCACCCTTCATCATTTATTCTAGCCGTCAGTTCTGATACGTTATCTGTCGGTGCGTAGGATTCGATTCCTAATATTTTTCTAAAATCGTTCACGGCATGTGAGGCGTTTCCAGCAGAGCCGCCAACACCACATATAAAAAGACGACCAGAATTCTTTTTTAGAATTTCTATTTCATTAGCTAAATTATTCATAGAATTAACATCTAGCTTACCAGCAATTTCACTAACTTGTTGTATATACTTTACAATTTTATTTTTATACATACTACTTTTCTTTCTTATCTAAGGTCCTATACACACTTTCGGCCAGCACAAAGTCATCCATCGTATCGATATCGATAGACTCGATGTCAGAAATTATGAAATGATAGAAATTGTTACCCAGTATACTTTTACTTTCTACCATTAACACTCTAGGAATTATCGATATAGCAAAATTTAGCGCATTATAAACTGGAAGATCTTGAGATCTGGGATGGTTTTTAGGATCATAGTTAATCGCTACATCTTTATCCCACAGGTATTCTTGTACCCTATTTACAGTTGTTAAAGAGTCAAATTCTTTATCTAAGTTAAGATATTTTTGTATTGCTAATTCGTAGCTTTCATCTTTCACCAATGGGTTCGTGCAGTTCGTATAAATGATATGATCACTATCGGTAACTTCTGCTAAGTGCTGCCATACATCATTCATCGAAACACCGCTACTAGCGAAATAGGGATCCCTGCTTATAGCTGTGACACCGTTTTTATTAGCTATCTCTAACATTTTAGGACAATCAGAGTTTACGATTATTTCATCTATACCAGAAATACGCTTCAATTGTCTTATCTTTATTTCTAAAAGAGATGAATTAGCAAATTTACGAATATTTTTTTCTATGACGCGCTGCGATCCGGCGCGAACTGGTATTAAGGCTTTAATTCTTTTGCTCATATAACCCCATTGCCGTTTCAAAATCTTCATACCGATCATCTTCTAAAGCTTTTTTAAGAAATGGATCAACTCTTATACGATCATCTGTAGCATATATTTTATGCTTAAAATATTTAAACTGCTTATCCGGATCATGATAATCGGGATTTCCATCCGGGGTTTGACCATCAGGAGAATTTATCATATTCAGTATAGTGTCTTTTGTCCAAAGAGAGTTTAGATAACTATCGCGGTATAAAGAACGATAAAAATCGATACCGGTAATATACAGTTCTGATATTGGTAATGAGACTAGATCTATTATGGCAGAAAAGCCAGCGTTGGGTCTCATGGTCTCTTGCCTTATTTGCATGTAGGGTTCATCTGGCATAATTCTAACATTAGTTAAACCAGCCATACCGTTTAATGCACCAACAAATCTATGGAAAAACCATTCAGCTTTAGGACATGTCGAAATTACAACTTTTATATCGTTTTGTAATATATCAACTCTTTTCTGGATATTATCAGGATGCATTTGAATTATTTGTTTATCGCCCTGAACGATTACTGTATCACCAGGCAATACGTCATTTGTCTGTTCATTATCAGTATAAAGAAAGTCTATTCTAGAACCGTGTGACTCTCTTTTCTCTTCCGGGATAAAAAACGACTTTACTCTAGCAACATAATCGTAACCGTCTATTAGCTTACCTTGCTCATGGGTTGAAGCGCTGGCACCGGGACCGACTAACGCAACACGAGCGCCCTTAATGAATTCAGTAAAACCCTCATTTGTAATAAACGGCATTACTTAACCGCCTCATAAAATCTTCTTATCCCTTCCCTTAAAGAAACTTTTGGTTTCCACCCAATCGATTTTAACTTGGAACAATTTGCATAATTACCGTGCTGATCTCCATCATGGCTTCCTACATTTACAACTTGAAACTCTTCTCTTGGCTTGTCATGAGCGTCTAATATAACTTCTATTAAATCCTCAACTGTGGATGATACACCGGTTCCTACATTATAAACCTCATTATCTGTTACTGGCTTTAATGATAGCTCAAACGCATCAATCACATCATCTATGTATACACAATCACGATATCGATCAAAAGAACCGGTCACTTTAATTACATTACCGTTTAAAGACTGCGCCAAATAGATTGAAGCCATTCCTTGTCTCAAATTATCTAAATCTTGAGATGGACCGTATGTATTAAACAACCTAAATATTGTATAATTTAGATCGTAATTGCTAAAAACCTTTATGTACAGTTCCCCTGCTAACTTTGATACACCATAATTAGAAATTGGGTTTGGGGAATTTGACTCTGATAAATTGTCACCTTCACCATAGATGGCCATGGACGAAGCATACACAATCTTTTTTATACCAGTCCTTCGACAAAAATTACATATGTTTAAAGTGCCCTTGGCATTCCAGTCAACATCATCCTCCGGACGTATTAAAGAAATATACCCAGATGACTGCGCGGCTAAATGAAAAACTATATCAAAATTTTCTTCTAAATTGTCTAATGCTTCATAAGCGGATATATCAGCTGAATATCTTTTAAAGGAATCATGGCACTTCTTCCAACGCGTATCAAAATCGAGTAAAGTAACATCATGATCTTTATTTAATCTATTCGCTAATGCAAATCCTATAAATCCCGCGGCACCTGTTATTAAGACCTTCATAACTAACCCCTATATATCCAATCATATTTAGGATCACTTAAAAATTCACTTAAAGCATCATCAACGTTAACACGAACGTCCTTCTTCCATATTTTCTGCTTAAAATATTGGTACTGTAAATCTGGTTGATGTGTGTCCGGGCCGTCACTACAACTGGTATCTGTCTTAATCGTCTCATGAGAATAAAGAGAGTTTTGGTATCCACCCCTATACATTACTCTATGAAAATCTAGACCAAAAATGTGAAGTGACTTAATATTAAAGCTTAGAATATCTATAATCGCGCTGAAGCCTGAATTTGGTCTGTTGGTAGAATTCCTTGCCTCAAAATACGATTTTGAATTTACAAATCTAGATTGTGTTATTCCGGATTTTCTTAGCTTATCAAAATCACCAACGTAACGATTAGAAAACCATTCATCTTGAGGATATGTAGAAACTACAAAAGTAATCCCTTCATACTGTTTGAAATTATCATATTTTTCATAATGATATGTCAATTTACCAGTGGCAGGATGGGGATATTCAGAAAAATCTTTTAGATCTGCACGATCAAGCGGATTTGTAGTATACAAAATCTCTGTCCTAGACCCTAAGTCACCTTTCATATCATCCGGATAGTTAAAGCTCTTAACCCGAGCAACAATATCAAAATTATCGATTTTTTTTCCATAATCTTTACCAATAGTCGAACTGGAAGGACCAACTAAAGCAATAGATTTTCCGGAAACAAAAGTTGCGAAATCGCTATCTATCTCTATCCATTCTTTCATTGTCGACCTCTCTCTATTACAATAAACGATTTTCCGAATGGTGGGTAAGAACCATGATCTAATAATTCAAATCTAGACTTGCTAAAAAATGTATCAATTAAATCTGGCATTGCTGGAACGCCATTATTAAAATTAGTTAAATAATCATCAAAAAATAACACGCATCCTGGAATAACAAGCTCATCTAAGAGTTCTAAAGCAGCGGTGGTTGAAGACACAAAGTTACAATCAAAAACTGCTACGGAAATGTCATTAACAGCACTTTTAAATTCTTCTTTTATCTTGTTTGTGCGAAAATCGCCCTGAATTAGTACGGCTTTTTCACCGATATTACTCTTTACGAACTTATCAACTGTCTCGAAATCACAATTAAAATCGGTGGGGATCTCATATATATTATGATCTTTATCTTCATCGGAAAATTCTAGATTATCGCTAAATGAATCTAAGCCTACGTAACTAGTGATACAATCGGTCTCTTCTAAAATTTTAAAAGCAGCATATTGCATTTCTGATTTGAATGAACCAAATTCGACATAAGACCCAGAAATATTATTAACCTTTAGATATCCTCGAATATCGAGCAAGAATTGGATCTTTCTGTGCAAGTAATGTTGCTGCTCTAAATCGATAATCAAACTGTCTATTTGGCTTTTTGCTTTCTTTAAAGACAGTTTCTTTCCTAAAATTTTATGATCAAGACTTTTCATTAGAATCTTTAAGGACATTAGTACCAAGGTTTATTCTTTTTAACGCTTGGGACCAGCTCTTAAATTCTATTGCTTTATCATCAATATAGAATTTAGCACGAGGTTTTTCAGCTGTTACTTTTGAAACGTATTGCGCCATATTATGCTTTTTTAACCAATCCCAAACTAATTCTGTACCAGTTTTTCCATCGACTAATCCTCGATCTGGCTTTGCTTTGCATGTGTATATAATCACAACATTATTTTCAGAAAGCTGCTTTAAGGCTTCCCTTGAACCATCAATTGGATCATCGTAAATCGTACCATTAAAAAATCCTTTACTACATTTGTGAATAACACCATCGAAATCTACACCTATATTTACTTTTTCATCAGGATAACTATGCTTCCTGATCTCTGTTCCTTTCCAGTTTAATCTCTCTAACTCTTCCGGTGTATTTTGGCCAATCGGGGGACAAACATTTCCGGAGCCGTGAGTCAACTGATACTGTAATAACAGGGAAAGGCACTCTGCTGTATGATAATAATCTACGTTTAATACTACTTGAGTTAGGCTTTTTATTTCTGGCTCTATTGGTTTTGCAGTGATTAGACATACTTCCATTCCATTGTCAGATGCCCATTGAAGCGCTTTGATTACATCTTTTGATTTTCCAGATGATGATATCCCATACACAAGAGAATTTGACATTTGAGACTTCGTTCTTGTTGAGGTTCTAGACTGAAGCCAGGCAACCATCCATTGATCAAAATTTGTATCGTTAATATATGAGGTTGCCACAACACAACTTCCTGGACATATCGCATTTTTTGTCCCATTAGAAAGGCGCGTCATATCAATAGCTGTGTGGTCTGCAACGGCCATATTTCCACCGTGACCCAGAACGTATATATCACTGCACTTATTATATTTTGACTGGAGTTCTTTCCACTCTTCGCTATTAACTGTTCTTACAAACTTTTCATCTATATTTTCAAAATTAAGCATATTCTATCCTATCTAGCATCAGCAATAATCTTTTCTATTTTTTTGATATATAACTTTGTACAGCTAGTCATACCAAATTTATTTAGGCCATATTTCCTAATTTGGCTCCGCATACCTAACGATTTAATTCTATTATTTTTTATTATAATATCAAGCTCATCAGAAGAACAATCTGTTTTTACGACGTCTATAAATGGTAGACTTAAGTCTAGGTTGGCCGCGGCTTCTTCTGAAAGTACTAACCCACAGCCGGCGATGAGGGCTTCAGGTACAACCTGCGGAGCTGCTTCGCCATCGCTAAACAAAACTAAATTAGCATAATTAGTTAAGTTATTATAGACTTGATCCCTAGTCCAGATTCCTAAATAACTTGATAATTTCTTAAATCTATTATCTGCTATAGGACCGGCAAAATCTATATTTTTAACATTTTGTAGGAAAGATTGGAACTTTCTTGGCTCTATTTTCCCTAAGCATATCGTCTTATTATGATGTACGGGACTTTCAACAAAGCGGAAATCTGATGATGGAACCCCATACATCCAGTCCCAGACGAGATCTGAACTGACCCCATTAATTCTAAAGTGATAACTGTTTCTATCGGAAAGACTAAAAATATGAGAATGGTTTTGTGAAAACTTCTGAAATATCCATTCGTAGCCAGATCGTTTTGCAGGGTAGTCTAGATAGGGATAATGACTAGTCATTGCTCGAGGAGCAGTTATGTAGGGCATAATATCAGCATATTCATCATAATGAAGATGAACGAAGTCAGGAGACCATATATTCGTATCGTTAATAGCTTTTCGTAGATCTTTAGTATTAACTATTAGGACATCATGGCCTTGATTTTCTAGTTCGCACTTTAGATTCCACATTAATATTTCGCAACCGCCCCATCCAGTGGGAGGAATTGGTAGAATTCCAGGACCTATTAAACAAATTTTCATATCGTTATTTTTTACCTATTATTTTTTCAATAATTGGTATATAATTGCTTTTGATTGTTTCCGACCAAGAAAAGAATGTACTGTACTCTTTTATTTCACTCCTCATAGTAATTGACTTCTCTCTATTTCTGCCTATAACACCGGAAACATATTCAATATCGTCTAGTCTGTCATTAGGAATAATATCTATGAATGGTAGCTTAACATCTAGATTTGCAGTGGCGCACTCAGATAAAACCAATCCTAGTCCGGCAGACAGCGCCTCCATACAAACTAGTGGATGGGCTTCACCATCACTTAGCAAAACCAAATTTGCCCACTGTGTTAGACGCTTATACAGTTCTTGCTTTGTCACTTCGCCTAAATAGCGAGGGTGCCAGTCAGGAAATCGATTATCAGAAATTCCACCGTGGAACCATAAACTTTCTATATGACGGTATTTATATTGGCCTTTTCTTTCATCAATTTTTGCTAAGTAAATGCTATCATTAGGTTTTAAGCATTCTTCGTTAAAGTCAAATAAGTCATTACGAACGCCGTTCCTGGTCACGAATAACCTATCATCAGAAACACATGCGTCGCGGTATACACTAGCGATCTCTTCAGACAAACAAAATATGTTTATATCTGAGAGACATGTCTTTATAAAAAAATTGTTATAATCGTGATTCCATCTAGATTTGTTCTCTAGATAAGCGTAGTGGCTAGTAATTGCTACGTTTTTGCACACCAGATCTTTGGCTAAGTCGATATAATCGTCATATTGGACGTGGACAAAGTCAGGAGAAAGATTGTTGGTAATGAAAGCAGCTAATGCCATATCTTTTGTATTAATGATGTATACTTCGTGACCTAGAGCTTCTAGACTATTTCTATAATCATCTATTAAAATTTCAACAGCACCCCAGCCAATAGGAGGTATAGATATCATTCCGGGGCCAATAATACAAATTTTCATTATTAGTTACCTGCACCTTCGAATCTAGGAAACTCTTTAGGATCTTTATTCAAGTGAACCATTTTAACTTTATGGGTCCTCCAAACGAAATCGTAGCCTGGCGCTTCTGGTGTTGCGTATCCAGGACTTAAGGTCTTTACGTTGGTGGGATTTTGTAAAAAATATTTATTCATATGAGATTCATCGTGCCATTTTGCTATAATATTGTTGTTTGTATCTGTGTCTACGTTCTTCTCGCAAGTAGATATCATAGCGAGTATAGACTCAACCGTACCACCCCAAAAGCAACCCTGACGATACACAGATAAATCATAAAGGCCTGAGTATGCAAAGGCGGTGGATTCTTTATTATTCTCAAATGTCCCGGGCTTATCGACAAATCCTGGATGCTGGACAGCTACAAAGTCATGACTTTCTCCCGTATCAAAGAAATCAGAAAAATGAATATCATCTACAGGCCACAAGTCGGCGTCGATAAAGAAAATATGAGAATGAGATCTTAGCTTATCAGATATCGAGTTCATAAATTTAAAACGATGTAAAGTTATAAAAGGCCACCCCACATGATCAATTTGAATAGACTCTATGTTTTTATAATCTAGACTAGAATGGTCCATACAGTCTGTAAACGCGTAGATTTTCTTCTCTATTTTAGGACAAAAAAAACGATTTACCCTTTTTTGAAATCCGTCAAGAAATTCTATATAGGGGCCGGTACCAATGAAAATTATACCTATACTAGTCACACCACACTCCATCCATGGATATAAATTGTGTCCCATCTCTTAGGTCCATCAGGACCAAACCACATACTGGGAGCCACTACACCCTGAAAATTTCCTAACACAGCTCCCCACCATGAAAAAGAAGAGTTAGATATAATATGTGCAGAACATTTTGACATCATACACATGTCTACCTCTGGAGTATTTCCTTCAATTAAAGTGGAACGATCGTCTAATAAGTTATCTTTGATCCATTGATGATCATCACCAAATAGAAGAAATTTAATGTTGTTGTTAGTGGCTGCGAGAACACGTTTTTTTGCTTCGTTATAGTACTCAATTGTACACGGAGGGTGGTAGTTACTCTTAGTTAGATAATCACCCCTCCGTATATGTATAGAGCATATTGGTCGGGTATCTGTGTGTTTCTTAAAAGTAGTAGTTGCTACGGTACTTATCTCATCTTTAAAAGTAAATGTCTTTTTTATCATCTCAAAACAATTACCAAAATATATTGGTGACTGAAAATACCCAAACATATCAGTATTGTCTTCTACTAAAAATGCGCTAGCATTGAAATGAAAGTCAGGTTCGGGATATCGGTATTGTAATGTATTAGCTATCTCTTCTGTCAAGATGTCTACACCTTCCATCTTGAATATTTTCCATAAGTCAACATCATCATTTTTTTGCAAATAATGGTTAAACCCTCTGGTGAAGGCAACGGACGCTAAAGCCGCATATTGAAACATTTGGTTTCCTAAACGACCATTTTGTCCTATTTGTAGACTAGTTAGCATACTTTTACAAACCCTGTGTGTTTTAATAACTTAAATTGAGCCTCAGAAGCCAATAATGGAATTTGGGGGTCATATTTTGGATTATGATTAGAATTATAGTCCACCAGAACCTCTCCTAAATTGCAAAAGTTAAACCATTTGATACACCTTAACCACATATGATGATCTTCTGCAATAGGGTATGAATCATCATAACCACCGATCCTTAACAATACTTCTTTTTTAAACATTACTGAAGGGTGCGCTATAGCATTCTTACCAGTCAAAAGCCAGGACTTTATCGCTGTATCGTTTAGTGGATAGCGAAATTCGTCATCAGTGACAATACCGGCTGCTGTTACTAGTCTTATTTGAGTTCCACATATATCAATATTATCCCTATTATCAAAGATCTTTATTTGCTTTTCCAGTTTGTCCACATACCAGACATCATCGCCATCTTGACGAGCAATTAACGGAGCTGTCGCGTTTTTTAGTCCAGTATTTAATGCTGGGACTATACCAGGAATATGACATTCAACTACTTTTATTCTATCATCTTTTAGCGATCGAATTTTTTTGATTGTATCATCAGTACAATTATTGTCAACAACGATTATTTCGAAGTCAGTATATGTTTGATCTAGCACTGACTTTATTGATTTGTTGATTGTTTTACCGCAGTTTTTAACCGGTACAATTATAGATACTTTTGGCATCTTTAATTCTCCAGAAACTCTTTGCAACCGTGAGTGATGGTGATATGAGGGGTTTTAGCGTTCCAGTCAATCTTATTATGAAATATCCAACCACCCATCTCAGTACCTAGACGGATTGCTAACTCCTTTATTTCTTCATTGGTTACACTAGACCATTTCTTATTAAAAAACATATTATTTTCCGGAGTATCTTCCTGGGGCATATTATATTGAGATTGCCAAAACTTAGACCAAAAATTCTTATATAGATTAATCTTTCTTTCTAAGTCGAACCATGACATATGATAAATGGTTGGAATGCTTTCGGTAGCCATGGCTATCCAGCTTTGGAATTTTTCTAAACTATCATGATTACCTACTAATGCATTTCTTCGATGGTGCTCAATTTCTTCAGAATAGAAAGCCAAAAACTTTGTTCTCTTAAAGCTTTCAGGATGAATATAGTCACATGTGTCACTGCCCGGTGCAGTATATAGATTTCCATCCTCATCTTCCCTTCGAAGCTCTAGGGGGATGCCATGGGTTATTTGAGGGATATTTTTTGATACTCTCCACTTCCATGGGTTAACGTCTACGCGTATTTTATCGTAACCTCCCCAGAATTCAACGACTGGTAAGGCTACTAATTCAGTTAACTTTGGGAATCTCTTGACTAAATCTTTGACTTTCTTATAGTCTTTTGGAAGAACAAACTCATCGCTATCCATTTGCCAACAAAAGTCAGAAGAGCACTTTAAGCGTGCATATGCTTTTTGCATTCCATCACTACGATATGCGAAGCGTGGATGGTCCCAATCTATAATATTTTGCTCAACTACTAGACGGGAATCTAATTCAGACATCTTTATTAATTTTTCCCATGTACCATCTGTGGATCCACCGTCGATGATAATAACTTCATCGCAAAAACCTAACATCGATTCAATGCATTTTTCCCATGGGTATTCATTTTCGTCGCAGTTATAAACAGTCGTATAACCTGAAATTGTTGGTGACCAATTCATCTTAGAAATTATACCATCCCAAAATCTTTCACGAGCGGCAAAAAGATAAGCGCTAGTGTCGAAGCTGTCAGTGGTATTAAACCAAATCTCATTCTTGTGTTGAACATATTCATTTAAAACTAAATCGCACCCTAGCATCTTAGCTTCGATAACTAATCGAGGACATGTGTCGCCACCCCTGGGAAGGTATACCAGCCCTTCTGCAGAGGATAGTTTTTCTAGAACCTGAGTGTGCGATAAGCCGGAAAGTTTTTCGAAATCTAGATTATTTTTTTCGCAATGTTCTACAGCATCATCAGTGCCCTTTATCCAGCTGGTCGACTCTAGAATCAGCCAACCCGTTCTGTCTTTTTCTTCTTTATTCAGGTCAGCAATTTTTATAAAAAATTTATCATCGAAAACAGAGCTTAATACTACTGACTCTATTTCTCCTAAAAAGGGAAATCGGTCGATATATCGTTGTTCCTGAGCCTCAGACATCCACCAAACATTTTTGGCGCCTAGGAAGAATGCAGAGATCATCTTTCCATGAATTTGCTCATGACAATCACATTCTGCATTTTCAATATGCTGATGTTTTTCTATAGAGCGATATTTGCAAAACTTATAATCGTACTCTATAATAGAGTAATCTAGATTAGATGCAGCGGTAGGTATTAGGTTTAGATTAATTCCGGAAAAATTTGTAAATATCCAATAACAGTCTTTGTACTTTTGCATTAACTCCATTGTAAGATCTTTTGAGTATATAGCTGATATATTAATATTCTCTGGAGCACTATCTATCAAGGCCTGAGTAGTTAGTTCAGCGCCACCTGGGATATCTTTAGCATAAAAGTCTGCGACAAAGATAATATCTGGAATTTCTTCTTTAAACGGGGTATCGAACATAATTGTCCTCTTTATTATTACATTATATTAATAACTTATTAAAGATCAGAAAGATCAGTTATTAAAGATCTATAGATCCAGTATAGTAGTATAGTAGTATAGTAGTATAGTAATATAGTATTATAGTAATAAAGAATATACAGAATTACTGTTAACTGAATACAGATCTATATGTAAGTGAAAAAATGAGGATGTACAGAATTTTTTTAATTTTTTTAAATACCTAAATATTTAACTGTTAAGTAACAGCCGGCTTTGGCGGTGAGAGTAGTGGAAGTAGAGGAAGCTATCTTTTCTACAGTTATCCATATTTTATAATCACTATTTGAAGGGATATAGTCAATGGAACAAAAATGAATTGCCATTGGCGATTGAGCAGCGGTTACTTTTACTTGGCCCGAATACATAAGCGCAAGCCCAGAATAACTTAGGGTATCATTTCTTTGTACTCTAACCTCTATAGTCTCAGTGCCGGTAGAATTAATTATAAGAGTACCGCTTACTTCATAATATCCGGAAAAATTTGTTTCTACCAAACCACTACCATCAGTCGCCATTATGGGTAGATTATCTAAACCCGCAGGTCCATGAGTACTATAGAAGCTGGTACTGGTCGCAGGATCTACTTGCAACGACACACCACTACCAGAAAACATAACTTCTTTATCATTATTAGTCCAGTCGCTCCCATCAGCTTGTTGAAATACACCTAAAAATCCGCCTTCCAAGAGTCTAGCTGAGCTAGTGGTTTTCAGCGAAAGTGATCCATTTTCAGAAGTGCTATATACAACTTTGCTATTTACTGAATCGTAGAGATTACCACCGAGTGTTATACCCCCAAGTACCGTGACTCTGTCATTTGACGGATCAATTGTAACTGTATTAGCGCCATCTGAAGCTTGGACTATATTGTTGTTAAGCTTAAGATTGCCAGCTATCGTAGTTAACGAAGCAGCTCCAGCCCCAATCGTTACATCAACTTCTCCGTCAGTCGTATGCTCACCTTCTAATACTAAGCCGGCTGTGAGTGTTGTAGTAGTCCCATCACTTTCAGCTACGAAGAGTGATAACTTACCAGCTTCGTCAGAATCAGCAGCCGTTGATACTTCTGCAACTATTTTTGCAAATGGTGTTTGATTTCCACCAGCATCATCACCAACAAATTCGATAATACCAATATCATCACCATCGGCACCAGCAGCTCCTTTGTCCTTAACAAACTGAAGCCGTGCACTATTAGCATCATTCGCAGTATTTTTAATAATAACTAATGGATCGTTAGCATTTGCAGAAGTAAATGTCGTGGTATCACCATTAACTGCTAGATCTCCGGCTACTGTTAAACCTCCATCAATAGATGATGCTCCAGTACCATCTACTATTAGGTTTCCATCAACCTGCAAGTTTCCGCTTTCATCGATGTTTGCAACTTCAGCGTTATTACCAGCAACAAACGAAAACTTGGCTGTATCATCTGCATCATGGTCAATCTTAAAATTGATATTTTTATCTGCTCTAATCGTTAATGGAGAATCTGTTTCTCCAGAAATACCCTTTGCTTTAATGACTGAATTTGTTATTTCATTATCAAATTCTACTCTTAAATCATGGACGGAAAAAACTTTACTTGAATCAAGGCCAGCATCTGTTATGTCCCAACCAAGTATCTTAAGAAAAGCTTCGCTCGAACTATCGTTTCTGATGGTTATTGTATAGAATCTAGAACTAAAACTACCCTCAGCGCTTAAGTTAAATGGGCAAAGAGTAGCATCTGTCTGATCAGCAGAGTTATTGATGTTTCTAACTTGCGTAGATGCCGCGGCGCTTCTACCCGTCGTGTTATATTTCCATCCATTGTTCAAAGCACCAATGTTAGTTCCATTCGATAACGGTACGATACCCTGACCTATGATGTCGGCATCTGTCAGCCCACCATTTCCAATATTATAAGCATCGGAAGCCGGCTTGGTCTTGAAATCTGTCATGTTCCCAGCGCTGGTTTCATAAACAATAGCAATAGGTGTTGCTGCTTCGTTATTATTATCAGTATTTGGATCAGATCCGCGAAAAAAGTATCCAGATATTATAATTTCTTCGCCGGGTTGAAGCGCCCTATTTATTAACAGAGCACTGTACGCAAACGAGCCTGGGTCTCCGAGATGAGTGAAAAACTTTAAAAAATAAAAAGGGTTGACTGTCGAACCATCAACTGTAATAGGATTACTTTCAGTCCCCACATCAAGCCGGACACTGCTTTGCTCGAGCTGCGTAAAATTCGTAGCATTGAATATGGCACCCGAAAGAGCGATGTGAGAAAGTTTTCCTTTTTTAACTTCACTAGTATATATCGGCATATTATTACTCCTCGTCCTCTACTGATTGCAACATCATTTTGAATTTCTTTCCCGTTTTATTATTGATCACGAATAAACTATCCTCGCCCTCTTGGACTGTCCAGTTGCCAGATGTACCATCGACATCGTTGCTACCACCCTCATTACAGAGATGTAAGTCGCCTGTATATAAGTTAGCAAATCGCCGAGCCGCGGTACCTAAGTTAAACGTATTATCAGCTTGCGGTAATATATGTCCTTGAGACTGTATACAACTTTGAGACGAACCCTCAACTGTGGTGGTAATTTTTTGTAAATTTAGTGTTGTTCCCTGGAAATATAGTCCAGCGTTACCTGAACCAGCTGTCGTCCCTAGCTTTACACCGATGGCTGGCTCTATTGTAAGTATATTATGGAATGCCCCCGGAGTCGCTGCCACTGATTGATTCATGCTTAATATAAGATTGTCACTAGTCTGAGTGAGCTTTGTAGAGCTTAAGCTATCTGTAGTATCGACTACACTAATAGATCCAGAAACTGCTACGTTATTTTTAAACGCAGAATTTAGTCGAGATCCAGCATCGTCCCCAACATAGAAAAATAAATCAGACGGATTGGGTGTGCTATCGGCGAATATATTCGTTTCATTAACGTATTTGTCTCTAGAAGTTATTGCCACCCCACCTAGGGATTTCGCCCTATTCGGTCCAGCGGCACTTAATAAAACGCCGTCTGCCGGCGCAACAGAGGCTAAGTCAGATAAGCTCTTGGCCGTTGTTTGAACACCATCTCTAAACATAAGCGTATTACTATTTAGATAGATTCTATGATCAGAAGTGTTAAAATTTAACTGAGCCGCAGCATTACTGACAGTCACTTCTGTTCCCGCTGGGGTTAAGATAATATCGCCACCAGAAGCAATTGTCAAATTTGTTCCGTCTCCAGATATATGTTCCCCTGTATCTGCGAACTGAAGCTGCTTACCAGAAGCCATTCTTAAGATATTAGGCGTGATTCTAAAAATTTCTGCGGGTGTTCCGGCGCTGTCTTTGAATATCGCATCCCCAGCTACTGTCGCCATATCAATCTTAAACGACGCTTGTGCCCCATCTTTAAACGTAATATCTCCACCATCGGCATTTAGCTCGATATCACCAGCTGAATCTAGTGTAAAATTGCCCGTTTCACCGGTTGCTATCACTGTATGACTAGCATCAGCAACAGTCATGGATGAAAAGCTGTTAGCATCATACGACCACTTTTGCTGCATGCTGGTAGAAAGCACTTCTAGCTTTGTGTCCGGATCTGTAACACCAATACCAACGTTACCATCCTGATCAATGCGCAGCCGCTCCGCATCGGAGGTGCGAAGTGTCAAATCGCCGACTGTATCAGATGAACCTCTGAAACAGCGTATGCCTGCAAGAGGGGAAGCGCCCTCATTATAAAATTGGATAAGAGAGGCAATGTCCCCATCGGTGGTTCTATTATTGTCAAACCTCAATACCGCCACTTCGTCAACTGCTGTGGACTCTATCTTTACAGTTGGGTTTGTTCCGGCGCTTTTTATGTGAAAAATAGTGTCGGGCGAAGATGTTCCGATGCCAACTTTAGTAGCCGTAATATGTACCTCATTATCTGATACTAGCGCTAAAACAGAATCAGCAGATTGGTGGATATACGTTCCGCTATCGCCATATTCAACTTTACCAAACCTTGCTGTTCCTAAGTCTCCAGAAAATGCATCTGATGATACTGTCGCATTTGGTATAAAAGTAAAAACGCTTTGTGAATCATCATAACCAAAGAAGCCTCTTCTAAACTCTTTAGCAACGCCAGTTCCACCAACACCATTTGCGGTTGCTACAAATTCTTGACCAACTACAGGTGGACTTCCCGATGCACCAGCAGCGTTCCAATTTACATTTGTTGTATTCCCAACGACTGTTATGACATAACTTTTACCCGTAACAAAACTTCCTGCTGATACGTTGCTAGAGTCTCCACTCCATAGAAATTCTACACCCCTATCTTTATTATCATCAGCCTGTGGCGCGACGTTATCATCCCCTCCACCTAGTGTGATAATAGGATCTACAACTGACATCGTTGAAACATTAAATGTGGTGTATGTGCCCTGGACCTCTAGGTCACCAGTAACAGTTAAATTTTCGACTGTTTGAGTTCCAATATTCACAGCTCCATCAAATTTTATAATTCCATTTCCGTCACCGGCAGCTGTCAATATCCGCCGATTAGAGATAACCAGCGCGCCACTTTCAATTCCTGATGTGGTTCCTGCCGCTGTTTGGTCAAATGGGTCACTAGCGTTTGTAGATCTATTAAGGCTTCCTGTCGCGACAAAGACTCTTATTTTAGCATCAACACCAGCTACCCCAGCGACACCATTCATGGCATTATTTCCAAAATGTATACCGCGCGCGCGCCCTAGCACAGCCCCAGTCCCTGAGTCTAACTTGATAGATCCACCAGATAATACAGATATATCCGTACCATCACCTACAATTTTTTGATTATTCGCATGCCCGAATGTGACACCAATATTGACGGGAACGTTTATATTTCCTCCGCCTCCTACACCAAAGTGAATATCGGTACCATCACCATATATAAATTCTCCAGTATCAGCAAACTGAATCTTTTTTCCAGATGCCATCTTGAGTGATTCTTCTCCACCGTCCATTCGAAAAACTTCATTTCCACCGGTGTCTTTAAAGATTACGTCTCCATCCGCAGCGCCGTTGTATACTTCGACGTCAGCAGCGCTATTCGCGGAAGTAAACTTTAGGAACTGTGTGCCGCCATCTTTAAATGAAATATCTCCACCATCTGCGTCAAGAATAATGTCACCATCGATATCTAACGTCAAATGTGCAGCCGCTGCATCATCGTCAATAGTCGCTATCGTTGTTGCGCCGTGCTGCGCCACCGTAATCGAGAATAAATCTCCAGTATCTGCATCATCGTGGATTGTAAATGTAGGCTCAGCAACATTAAAATTAAAGATGCTATTAGAGCCATCACTTAATTTAACATCTCCCCCTGCTGATGTTATCACAACGTCGCCGCTTGTCACAGTTTGAATATTTAGATCTGCGCCTGTGTTTTTAAAAAGAGGTGACCACACGTATCCGGCAGACTTAATCCCCCCAGGTGCTCCGGCCAAAATATCAACACCGCCATTAGCAAACCCGTTATCAAAATACGCGTTTGAAGCATTGGGCGTTTTAAAATCGCCGGCTGATGTTGTATCAACTTCAATCATGGTACGCTCTGCAAACAAGCTACCGCTGACTACAACATCTCCCAAAAATAAAACAGCTGATCCATTCGCTCTTTGATTTCCCATTGCTGCGTTACCAGCTGACTGACCATCAAATAAACACCATACGTCAGTCCCAATGGCTGCAGCATTAGCTCCAGCTAGATTAAGTCTTGTCGCGTCAGATGCAGAAGATCCTCCAGTATTTCGTGTACCATTAAAGTCACTAGCTTTGCTAGCTGAATAAAAGGCCAAACCTAAATGTGGTTTTGCACTTTCTATTGAACCAGATCCGATTATTACCGACGTTCTTACCTGTTTAGCTCTAAAGTCCCTTGCCATCTTTTTACCTTACAAAAATTGCTTGATAGTGAATTGTAAAAGTCTTTGTTGGATCACTAGTTCCATCTAGACTAAGTATTATGTCGAATCCGCCGGATGACACGTTGGTAGCTATGACATTTTGACTGGATCCGATAGCCATAACCGTAACAGTCGGCACCCCATCCATCCTTTTTTCAAAAACTACAGATCTTGGAGACGCTTGTCCGGAAGAAACTGTTTCTGTTCCAGAGCAAATAAACGCCCTATTGAAATCTACCCCCGCCATTATAGAACACTCAGAACCTGTAAGACCACAGTACCGGTAAATTTATCGCTAGCGCTAATAGTAAATGATACAGTTCCAACACTGTTAATCGCTAAAGCTGAAATAAAGATATTAACATTACTCTCTTCACCAACGGTATCAGTTGTACTAACACCTAAGGTAATAGTGGGTAGACTCTTATATACGTTCGAAAGCGTTCCTGCTTTTGAATCTTCTTTTAAAAAAGACACGCTAGCAGACTCTACGATAACCTCTGCTCTACTCCTATATGACAAAGAAGCGGGATATCTAGTGACTGGATATATTTTTCGATATCTATTTCTGTCATATTTTTGAAAAGTTGTAGACTTATTAGCCATAAATAAACCTCCAAACTTAAATATACGCTACAAAATATTGGATGCCAAAGTTGCTAAATTTGATCTTTGTCCATGTGGGATATGTACATGTGCTGAGAGGTTTGTCGTCTTAAAGCGATCTACTATAATAGACAATCCATTAGAGACTTTATCAATGTAGGGGGTATCAATTTGGTCAGTATCACCCAGTAAAACAATTTTTGAATTTTGTCCCACTCGAGTAATTAGCGTTTTTAATTCATGGACAGTCGCATTTTGGGCTTCATCAACGATTACGAAAGAATCGTTAAAAGATCTACCTCTTATAAAGGCTAACGGAGCAACCTCTATTTGGCCTTTATCTTTCATGGCTTCGAAATATGTAATATCGTTAAACATCGTTTGGAAATTATCTTTTATTGGTGCTAGCCAAGGATCCATCTTCTCGTTTAAGTTTCCGGGCAAAAACCCAATATCATTTCCAACTGTTTGAATTGAACGACTAATTATTATTCTATTATATTTTTTAGTCATTACTCCGTCCATCGCCGCCATTAACGTTAAAAAGGTTTTGCCCGATCCAGCTATTCCTGTTAAGGTAACTAGGGGTATATTCGTCTGCATCAACGCGTCGATAGCAAAGCTTTGCTCTTTATTTTTTGGAGAAATTTTTGAAATACCGCCCGGCGCGCCGAGCAATTTGTTTAAGCACCCATCTTCATATCGTGCAATAAGTCCAGTGTGTTCCCCTTCATTTACCAAAACGTACTCATTTGGAAACATATCATTAGTTGCTATTTTTAATATTCCGTCTTGGTAAAATTGATCGGTTTCGTTCTGACTCAGCGTCATCTTACGATATCCGGAATAATCCACATCCTCGCTAGCTATGTGGTCCTTATAATAGTCCTCAGAACGTATCCCTAAGGCATCGCATTTAACTCTTAGGTTAATATCCTTTGTTACTAATATAATCGTCTTATTTGGGACTTCGCGACCTTCAGACAAAGTCGCCGCAATAATTAGATTATCACCGGCATTACCAGCTAATCCAAAAGGAGCAGCATGCTCCCCAATTATAACTTTTATTGTTTGATCTCTAGACAATTCCCTCGGTAGCTTTATACCTTCATCTAATCGCCCAATATCCCTAAACCCATCGAGCAGCCTATTAACATATCGCGCCGACTCTCCAATAACTCCAGGTTTTTCCTTAAAGCGGTCTAATTCATCTAAAACCAACAACGGAATTACCACATCGTTTCCAGGAAATGAGTGAATAGATGTCTTATCGTATAGTAGAACATTGGTATCTAGTACAAATGTTTTTCTTTTCATTTATAACTCCTTTTGTAAATTTGTCATTTTTAGATTATCATTAATTTGGGATTGAGATAACTTTAGAGCGAAGGATTTGAATGGAAAAAGATAAAGAGTTATCATGCTTTGAAGCTCATAAAAAATATAGCGTATCTTGTGAGAAGACTAGTTGTAGATACTGGATTAATTATTCTTGTGATCAAAATTGTACCTTAATCGCTGCAGCCGATGGTCCCAAAACGCTGCAGGAGATTGGTGATATTTTTGGCGTGACCAGAATGAGGATTTGCCAAATCGAAAAATCTATTAAAAATAAATTGCTTAATTTTAGACAAATCCTAAATCCTTAACCACTTCTTCAATTAAGGAAGCGAAACCCCTTGAAGCGGGGGTTGTCACTTACTCTTATCACTTTCCAAAGAAAGCTTAACCAGTGAAGCAGCTTCGCCTTTTAACGTTCTTAGTCCTCTTCTGGCGCGCACACCAGCCGACGAATTTCCATTCGCGTTCTTTACTACGTCAACTTCTAGTGACTCAATAAGTACTTTAATTTCTTGCCACTTGTTAGCAATATCAGACATCGTTTACTCCTCAGGCAGTAATATATTACTACCAAATGTTTTATATTCTTCTAGACAATTAACAATTGCTAGCATCTTTTCTCTATCTTCTAGCTCCATTGCTAAAAGTTTTATTAATTGTTCAATTTCTAATTGATTTATCCCAAAACGTAAAATTTCACTCTTTATATTTCTGCACTTCTCTGTGCTTTTTGCCATATTTTCTAAACCACTCATACTAAAACTCTGTGTCTGTTATGAAGGGTTCTATAGTAAATCGATTACCGCCTACATACGACAAAAATTTTCCCTGGATCTTACCATCAATTTCATCTTTTATGATCACAATTTTTTCTCCAACCTTATTATGATTTAATATAAAGGACACTTGTTCCCATATATAGAGTTCACAATCATATGTGGCCAAGATTTCACCAATTCCAGAAGGTAGCATTAACGTAAAGTCTTCTTTTGTCGGTAGACTGTTTAACGACTCATGTCCAACTGCGATCTCTGATTTACATACGTCATATACTCGGTGCACGATCCCACAATTATTACATTGGGCAAATTTTTCTAAAACAGTATCAACATCATCAATTATAGAAAAGACTACAAACTTATGAAAAGGTGGATTGTTCCTCTTTTTATATTGTGGTAATATACATTGACACTCGATCAAGTGTTTTACACCATCCATTATTATCTACCTCTATTTTAAAAATTTTAAGAATGTTATTTTGCATGTAAATCAGCGATAGATGATGAAGCCCACGAGATTGGCTTCATTCTACAACCGAATCCCATAGCCATTATCCACCGTCTGGCTTGTTCATATACAATATTACTCTTATTTTTAGCGTCGCTGCTGATATCGGCATGAACGAATATTTCTCTATTTGGACTTATTAGCTCTTGGACTGTAGCTGCTGTTTCAATAGAGTCTTGCACCTCTTTTAGGAGCCTAGATGAAAGTCCTATTCTATATTTACCATTTTCTAAATATCTCTTAAAAAAATATCTTGAACACTCTCCCGGGGCATAAACAGCGATAACTGTGGCAAAAATTAGTTTTCCTGACTTAAAGTGTGAGTCTGTCCCTACGTGTATTTGAGATGATGGATATTCTTTTATTAAATCGATAATTTCTGATATTTCGAATTGATTGCCAACAGAATTTTTCCATTTAATATTCAATTTATCTTTTGAGCCTTATGAAATAACCAATATTAACTATTTTATTAATAATAGTTTCTGCTTCTTTTAACGCTCTAATAACAGAAAATGCTGGATGAAACGTATTACTTAAACCAGTAACTTCATTAATAGTTATTCCCGTTATGTCATAAAATGATTGATTATTTATAACACCACATGTAGCTGTTTGCTGCATAGTACTAGCGAAAAAGTTTAATTGATCAAAAATTAAACCTCTCTTTGCCCAAGATTGATCATTTAAAAAAAATGTTGTCTTTGCATTGCTATTAAGATCAAACGCATCTCCCTTAATAAAGACTTCATTTTGTTTTATTAAAACTGTTGTATTAGAATTACTTTCTAGCTTGAAGTTATTTAATAGCCTACCTGTTACATCTCCATAAGGAGAGATCTCTAATATATTGTATAACTGCTGTGCTTGATCTTTCCAGAAAATAGGTCCCGGATCTATGATACAAACTTTGCACTTCTTTAGATCTAGATTAACAGCGCATGTATTCAAAACATCATGACTAGCGCCTTTGGCAAAAATCAAAAAAGGAACATCTTTTTCAAGAGAAGTCTGTAAGATCAGATTAATTTCAGAGACATCTTTTATATATCCGTCATAAATAACAATTTGCGGATATTGAAATTCTATAGTTGATTTATTTTTTTTAAAAAAACCAGAATATAAGTTGCAATTTATAGTTAGTCCTGAATCAAAAACACACGCATTATGAAAGCTGTTAGATTTCTTGATAGAGAAACTTGACATAAAGCCGTTGGCTTCAAAAATTGACTTAAAATCTTCCGGATGAAGTATACTAGAATGCTCGAATTGTGATGATATTATATCATTAATCGCTTCATTCGTTGCTGGATTAATAGCATTCATAAATTTGTCGTGATTTAAGTTAATCGTTTTTTTAGATAACACATTTATAAAAAAAGGAAGATACACTGCCGCATTAGGGCTATATGATTGAAGGGCCTCCATTTGACAAACTAATAAATCTCTAATATGTTTATTGGTGAATTCAAAGTCTACTATAGATCTGTAAGTTTCCGCGAACGCGATGTTGCAAATTTCTTCAATACCAAAATACACCATTTCTTTTGATTTTTGCTGTTGACAAAAATCATTAAGCTCTTCAAAAAAAAGATCTATCTCACCTGCGTTTATGGGGGTTGGTGTTGATAACATTCGTTAATGCAGATTACTTTTGTCTTTTGGTCCAATTCCACTTGTTAAACCGGAAAGAAGATTTGTGAAATTCTCGGCTACACCTTCAATCTCTTTAGCTTTTTCTTGCTTTTCATTATGAGCGATAGAATATCTTACGACAGCACCTAGGACACCTAAAGCTAGCGTTACAATCGCTAAGTGCAAATTTGCGTATGACATAACTGCCGCTGCTACAACTAAGATTTCGCTAGCGCCTATATTATTCATGAATCCCTCCAAAGATTATTACTTGCATAAACTAGAATCTCTTCCGCAGAGCTCTCAGTATAACCATAATCATCAATCATTGTTTTTATCATATTATTGTACTTTTTTTTCTGCTTATCATCTCTAGTTTTGGATTTTGTAACAATTCTTGCCATGTCTTTAACACTATTAATGAGATAACTTTCAATAGCTTCTTTTAATGGTTCATAACTTCTATAATCTACAGTCCCGCCCCGCCGCACTTTTGCAAACATATATGCGGTAACATCTGCCCTAAACCCTTCTTTAGATGAACCGACTATTCCAATAGCTTCTTCTATGGTAGCCATAAACTTTTCGTCTGGTACCATCTCTTCGTTAGTGATTCTGTCTTTTATCTTTGATCTCATAGCAAATGCTTCTGCATTATCTAGATAGGTCTCAAATAAAGACTGAGCTTGCTCTTCGTACGCTGCCACAAAAGCCTTCGCAATCTCACTTTCTAGAATTCTAAGATATTCTTTTCTGACCACATCTTGTAATACTGTTAAGCACTCCTGTTTAAAGGCTTCATCAACAATTTGTTCCTTACAGTTCTTGGCTATAGTATCCATGATTGAGATTGGTGTTATAAAGCCCTTGTCGCTATCCGAGAGGGCACAGTCAATTGATTTCATAATAAACCTAGTGGAGATACCAGACATTCCCTCATGTAGTGATTCTTCCCTTAAGTCTTTTATGTCAATTTTCTTGACCCTACCTTTCTCTATAACATCTTCCCCATTATATATTTTCATTTTTGTTAAAAGATCACATTTACCCGACGGCTTGAGTCTAGATAGTACACTAAACATCGACGCTATCCGGAGCGTATGCGGTGCAATATGACTATCAAAGCTCGATCTAGACAAAAGCTTTTCGTATATTCTAATTTCCTGATCTAGCTCTAATACATAGGGAACATTAACCTTCACAACTCTGTCAAGGATGGCTTCATTAGTATGCTCACTCTGAAAACGATTCCATTCAGCTTCGTTACAGTGCGCTATAATAACTCCATCAAAATGAATCATATCATGTCTGCCCGGTGCCGGTACTCTTTTCTCTTGAGTAGCTGTTATAATGGTATGAAGAAATTCAATCTCATTTTTAAAAAGTTCTATAAACTCTACTATCCCTCGATTTCCAATATTGAATGCGCCATTAAGCGAAAGAACTCGAGGATCATCTTCTGAATATAAATCCAGTTTTGAAATATCTTCTGATCCAATCAAGACAGACACATCTTGTGAGTTGGCGTCCATAGGAGGTACCGAAGCAACACCACGTCGCCCTCTTTGTGAAAATGTTGTTTCTAGAATTTCAAAATCTTCATATTTCCCATCCATCTCTTCTAGCAGCTTAAATCTAATTGGAGGTGAAATATCTCCCTCTATTTTAACATTTAGTTCTTCTTCGAAAGCGCCTCTAATACCTCGAGGTATGAGTTGCAACGGATTCCCCTTTTGTGGATCATCCTTTATATGGAAATAGCTAACACCTTCTAGAGATTTTTTGACATGCTCTGTTATGGCTGACTTGCCTGCACCCACTGGCCCCATTAATAGAAGCACCTGTCTAGACTCTTCACCTCTAGCCGCCGCAGATTTTAAGAATCTCATAATCTTTGAAACGACTTGCTCAGCTCCGAAAAATTCATCTTTAAAATAATCATAGATCTTTATATTATCACCATCAAATATTTTATTCTTTCTAGGATCACTATCTTCGATTATAGACACGCCATGCTGGAATAATGTGTCATATAGCTTTTTATGAGCAGAGTCAGCTATTTTAGGGGTATCTTTTACCATCTTTAAGAAATCTATAAAGCTTCCCTTAAACTTTTCTTTTTTCGCTTTATTTCTCTGCTCGTCTATCAGTTTCAAAAAATTTTTCTTACTCACGGTATCTCCTAAATCTCGAATGGCTCATGTTCTATTATGGTATCTAGCCGAACAACACCGCCCCATAATGTGGTAATATAATCGACTACTTTCTCTGCGTAACTTAGCTCTAGATCTCTTCCATCATGTTCATGATGTATTCTTAACACGTTATTTTGTTTAAGCTCTTTAATGATTATCTTAGGTATCGAGTTTGATCCAATTTGTTTTATCAAAGAAGACTTAATATTTTTCCATCCCTCGTCGTCAGAAATTTCATTAATAACATAGTCTTTTTTATACAAAGAATATGAGAATAAGTTTAATTCATAACAATCTTCTTTTGTCAAGTACTGTCTTAAGAATGATTCGTCATGACAAACCTCTCTAGCTATAAAGCACTCTTCCAAACCGTGTCTTTCTTCTATTTTATTAAAGAGGTAAAAGCCCAGGTGATAAGGATTAATCCTTCCCATATGAGGTCTAACAACTTGGTTATGACTTTTTAAGAATGGAATATGAAACTTTTGGGGCAACTCTAGTTTATGCATTAATCTATAATGCCAAAAGCAAGCCCACCCTTCATTCATAATCTTCGTTCGAATTTGAGGCATAAAATATGCTGATTCGAGTCTAACAATATCGATAATGTCTCTTTCCCAATCTTCTAAGTTCAAAGCCATCTCTGAAATAAAGCCTAGCAAATCGATTTCGTCCCCTATGGGAAAGACATCAGGATTTTTACCTTTAGCAGATTCATCACCTGATTTTATCTTCTGTATTAGATCTTTCCTTCTTTTTCTATGTGGTATATATTCTTTACAGTTGGGCGGCCCGTGCATCGATAATGCATGCGCAGAGTCTAATATACGCTCTACTTTCTCTATACCTATACTGGGATCCTCTATATAACTATCAATTCTTTTTTTTGCGTTCTTAAATCGCTGAATAATATTTTCAGGACCAGTGTCTGCGAAGGTTAAATTATTTTTAAAAAAATCTGAATGTCCAACGCAATGACACATTATTAACAATTGTAAATAGAAGGGGTTCTCTCTCATTAGATATGCTATAGATGGATCACTATTAATGATTAATTCATAGGGTAAACCTTCGGCTCCAAGATTGTACATCTGATGCGTTCGTTCAAAAGATTTACCATAACTCCAGTGTCTATAATGGAGGGGCATACCATGGTATGCCATATTGCCTATCATGGTATAATAGTCACAAATTTCATAAGCGATTGGAAACCAATCTAAGTTATGAGTTTTAGCCAGTTCGATAATCTTATTATCCCATTTTTCTAGATCTTTTATATTCCAGCTACTCACGAAATCCTCCGAAAAATCTTTGAAAGGCTAACCATATATCATCTTTATTTCTGATCTCTGCAATCTTGAAACTATCTTTTATTAAAGGGATAAATAGCTCTGAAAGGCTAGACATCTGAATCCATTTAGATCTAATTTCCCGCGGTTCGATTTCACAATACCCAAAAAACTGACTTAAGTCTGAAAGCTTTTTAGCGCTTATAAGGGCCGCTTCGTTGTCTTCGGGCCAATTATCACCATCGGAGCATTGAAACACATATACATTCCATGTGCTAGGATGATAACGCGTTTCTATAATATCTAAACACTTATCTAATCCAGTTGATGCAAGTGTACCCCCATTTGAGCCCTTACCGAAAAAATCATCTTCCGTAACTTCGGCAGCTTTAGTATCATGAGCTATAAAGCAATGCTCTGTATTTTCGTATTTAGATCTAATAAAGTGGTAAAGCAGAAAGAAGAAACTTCTTGCTAAAAATTTTTTTTCCTTCGTCATAGATCCAGATATGTCCATAATAAAAAAGATAGCCGCATTTGATGTCGGTTTCTTTTTTTCTTTTATGAAGCGGTACCTTAGATCATCGTGATGAAAACCAAACCGCTCATCCTCTTCCGGATCATGGGTTTTATTTTTTATAGCTTTCTTTTTTCTTTTTATTTTTTTCTTAATTGTTTCTTTCTTATCCAGCCTAGGACGAATACCTTCGTTTCGATACCCATGTCGCTTATAAGAATTACTATCAATATTTTTGAATTTCTTCTTCTCCATATTGGGAAGCTTAAGATCATCAAACAGATAAGCAGCTAGTTCATCTAGAGTAATTTCTACTTCGTAAAATTCTTCGCCCTTATCTTTTCCAGCCTGATTAGGGGTCCCAGGGGACCCCTTATCTTTTTGACCCACTTTTTGCCCTCTGAATATGTCTTTTCCTTGGGCTGATCCTATGTTCTTCTTACCCTCATTATCCCCATACACAAAACGGTATTCTTTAATTCCTTTAACAGGAATCTTGATCTTTTTCTTACCATCTTGTCCAATGATAGATTCATCCGCGACAATATCATGGATCCCGTCCTTTATCGCTTTTTCAATCTTTTCTTTATGTCTCTGTCGATCTGATCCAGATCGGTCAGAGACGTTTTTATTTTCTTTAAATGTAGCCATACATTTTTAAATATAAATTTTAGGTTAAAATAGGAAAATATAATTTTCGAATTACTTAATAATGTCAGCTAAAAAAGTAGATATGCTTAGCCTAAGTTCGTTAATCGTTATCCATTTAAGCCCAGCGCGCTCTAGAATACCGGTATACGAATTTTTTATTATTCTAGGCTTCTGTTTCGTTCTAGCAGTAAATGCAATCAATTTTTCGCTTGAGATTGGAGGGACAGACTCTACTATGATTTATCAATTTTTGTTAACGGTCTCATGAAAGTCCTCTGGAAAAAGACGTCTATTCATACGATAAAATCGGTCCCAGTCTTCATCCAGGATATAGGTAGTTGCATAATCGTCTTTTGAACGGACTGATCTACCGATTGCCTGAATGATCGTCTTAGCTGTCTGTAGAGGATACCACCACTTCCATTTATTCATTTTTTTTCTAATTAATTTATCGCCTAAATACGGATAGGGTATCTTACAAATAACCTGGAAACGGCTAAGATCATCCCTTAGATCAATACCCTCAGTCATAGAGGGAGATAGTAATATTGTAGGCTTATCAGATTTTCTATGCCTCTCTAAAGCTTCGTCTCTATTTTCGGACGTGTGATATATTAATCTAGATTTGCCCTTTCTTATACTTCTTTTAAGATAATTTGCTATTTTATAAGAGTGGCAGTGAATAATCCCTTTTTCATTTTTATGCTCACCAATAATTGACTCCACTGCTTTGGCTAAGTTAGGTAAGGTATTGTCGATATGCTGCGCAGACATCTTACCGATACCCGCTGTTATGGTTGGTCTATTACTCGTAGGAAATGGACTAGCCAGGCTTAGAAAATTGCACTCTTCTGGTTTTATACCAAGTAATTCACAAAACGCACTTTTGTCTAATATCGTCGCACTCATAAGTAAAATCTTATCTGCCCTATCAAAAAGATGCTCATGCGCGTATTTGGAAACATCAATAGGTTTAAATTCTATCTTTCTAGAAGATCTACCTTCACCCGGTATAAGATTAAAGATCCAATTGTCTTTTTCATAGCGATCTATAAACCTCTTGACCTTACAAACATGCTTGTCTAGTAAATCAAAATTGTTCGAAGTTTTTTGCATTTCTTTAATCTTGTCTTTAAGACCTGTATATTTTTCTAAAATACCTTCCATATATTTGAGTCTAGACTTAACATGGGGATGGTACGTTTCCTTTACCCACTTGAACGCTTGACTTTGAGTAAGTTCACTTGGAAAATTTATATTTTGAGACTTACAAAAACGCTCAGATATCGTAACTTCGATAAACTTCGATAATTCGTTAGCTGTATTGTGGGCCTCATCTATCACTAATAGATTTCTAGGTTTAAGTTTCCCAGCGTATACTGTCTCTGCTAAAAAGTATGAAAAATTTGTGACACCTTTCTTACCATGGATAAATCTTTCTTTTTCTTTTTTGTAATTACAATTAATCGCACAACACCTCCAAAAGGGAGAATCTTTAGGTTCTGATCTTAACAACCTTAGACTTTCTCCGCACGTCGATCCCTTATAATATTTACAACTATAATTGGATGATGACTTTAGGGACAACATTTGTTGATTAGCTGCAAAGTCTTCTACATATTGATCTTGTAGAATTTTTTGAGTAGTTAAAAAGTAGCTACCTTGTTGCTTTTCTGTGTTGTTATTTTGTAATAAGTTTGATGCGTATACACCTAGGGCACTCTTTCCAACCCCGGTTCCAGCTTCAATAATACAGAATTTTTTATTACTTGAGACGAATGTATCATCTATAAACGCCATGGCGATTGTTTGTTGTTCTCTGGCTTTTTTATATGGGAAAAGTGATAGCATAATTGATCTCCGTTTAGTTTAATTTTAAACGTTTTTATCGATCAGTTCAGTTGAGAAATTAATTGATCAATAATATCCAAGTTTGAGATTTTTCTAGTCGTATTAAGACTTCCCAGCCTACCACTTTCCACTTTACCTCTTGTCGGTGTTGAGACATCATCCATGCCGAACAAACATATATATTTTTTCTCCATATTTTAAGGATCTTTCTTTTTGCCTATAGTTATTTTATATACTATAAAGGAGAGGGCGAAATCAAAAAGTTGTTTTTAGTATTATTTTTAGTTTTTTCTTCCTTGCTATCATTATCATCCTGCGCTATAGCGGTAAACAAAACAAACCCTCACAATAAAGCTTTCGCCCAAGTTAGGACCGTAGTAGAATTAATTCTTTATGAATGTAAACAAGATCCAAAAACGAAGGTTGAAGCGTGCATTTTGTCTTCAAGGGGGAAACGAGCAGCTCTAGGATCTGGAACATTTTTTAGTTATAAAGGCCACAAGGCATTTTTGACTGCAGGTCATGTATGCTTAGGACCGGCTTATGAAATTTGGAGTAGCATACCAAATGGATCAAAGGTCAAAACAGAATTATTACTAGAAAGCTACACTGGACATAAGATAAAAGGAAAGATCTTATATGTCAATCTAAAATATGATGTATGTATTGTGTCTGCGTTACACCCAACGGTTAAGCGTATTCCGAAAGTATCTAGGGTGAAACCCCAGCTTAACGCGGAGTACTATAGCATTTCCGCCCCTGTGTCAATCTTCGACACTGGTATGGTCCCAGTGCTAAAAGGACAGTATATAGGTAATAGCAAGGTATTTTCTTTTTACACCATTCCCGCCGCGGCGGGGGCATCCGGAGGGCCCATCTACAATTCTTCTAATACGATTGTTGGGATAGTGCAAAGAACACACGTCTTGTTTTCCCATATTTCATTATCGGTAAGGTACAAAGATTTACATGATATTCTGGAAAGATTTGTGGAGTTGCAAAAGCAAGACATAAAATCGATTATTGAGTAATGACTTTACTCAACTTCATAGCTGTGTTCCTAATCCAAAAATCAGCTTCTTCAGGTGTAACAAACAATTTTGAAAATTTTTGATCACCATCCCGAGTTCTAACCGAAGCATAGTGACCATTTGCTACTGCGTATGAATCGATAGCAACATCGGTGAATATTTCGTCATATTGGTGGGGTTCTTGTCGAATAGTGTGGTGGCTTCGTCCTATTTCTTCTGTGGTGATTTTAGTTCTTTTTTTATTTCTATCATAATAGAGCTTATTTTTAGCGACTTTTCTTTTTGAGTATGCTTTACGGCTATTAGCCTTGCTCTCGCTAGATTTAATAAAGCTTTCCTCAGAAAGAAAGAGTATTCTGCGTTGTTCATATTCATTTACCCTTTGCTTGCGCCTAAGATAAAGCTGAATGTACTCTCTCAGGCGCCCAGTTCTGCTATCTTCGTCCATTGATTTTTTGCTAAACCCTCCACCTGATCGTTACAATTATAAGTATACTATCTTATTTATTACAATAAAAAACTATTTATTTACTTTATAAGCTAGATAGTCATGGACAACACCCAATCCATGTCTGGCAATCGCTATATATTCTAGACACCATGTCGGGATTTTGTCGTCATCCATTAATAGATCATGTAATCCCATCGCGTCTTGAGAAGTATGAAACAAATGACTCTTTGCATGTTTACCTTCGGATGGAACCTGATAATCTAAATTTCTTTCGGTCATTTCCACATCTGGTATGTCTAATTGGCGTATATCATCACCGGCACATTCTCTAATTATTTTTCTTAACGTACTTAGTCTAACCTTCATAATCTAGCCTTACTCTTAATTATAGATAACATTTTTCTGCGAAGTTTCTGATGTACTTCCCTTATAGACATTCCCGGATTTGAATCTTCTTCATTCACTTCTTCATAATCAATTAATGGAAAAATTTCTTCTTCTTGTTCTGCATCTTTGTCTACAATTTTTATTAGCTCTTTATCTAAGTCTGGATAATCTTTTTCACTCATGATCTTCTCTATGCTTTTCGTTTTGAATTAACTTTATTTCTTTATTTTTGTTTAGATGTGCGACTAAATACATTAATATGTTGTTCAAGCCTTTTTTAACCTCGATCGTTTTATTATTTTTAATAACAGCCATTGTAGGTAAACTAGATATGTTCATTTCTTTAGAAAATAAAAAGACCCACGTTTTTTCTACGTCTAGAAAGTACACTCTCTTTTCAACGCCCGCTTCTTTTAATAGATCATATAACTTGTTACACGTACCACAAAAATCTGCTGCGAATATAATATACGTCGTTTCTAAACTTGATCTTTGAGATTGCGATTTTAAAATTTTTTCAATTTTTTCATGAGATGAATATTTCGATTTCATGATTTCATAGGTAGGCTTTATATAGCTTTGCTGGCCGCTACATGCTATGAAAGCTGTCACTAGAAGAATCAACAAAAATTTCATTAATCATCTCTAGCTTTAGATAATTTTAATTTAGCATTCTCTAGACAGTCTATACCCCGTCTCCAGCCACCTTTTATCCACGATCCGAGGCGTCTCCAGCCGCTTAGCTGCCAGTTCCATACTATACCTAAGGTATCACCAACAAAATCCACAGAGTGGTCCCATATAAGATCCAAGATGTCAATAACTAATTTAAGCGGTGCACTAATCGCTCTGATGAATGGGTGTTTATCTCGCCGTACCATTAGCCATGTTAATACGATACCCAATAGTAGTCCAGTTATCCTAGGCCAGCTATTGTCAAGTTGAACAAGCAGATCACCTCCCCAGACCAATATATCGGCACAAAATGATATGAGGGTAGTACCAAGATCTATAGCAAGCTTATAACACGTATTTAACGTTTCAATCATCCCTTAAAACCTCTCTAATAATCTTTTTAATCTTATTAGTACTCTCCATTCTGCGTATTGCCTTACTTCCAGCAGGTCTGCGCCTCATCCCCTGGCGCCCCGGAGCCAATTCAGCTGGAGATAAATCGTAATCTCGACCCATTCGGTCTTCTTCTTCATCTCTATGCATATCGTCAATAGCAGTTTGCTCATGAGAATTGTCTAAATCATGTAGAATATCTTCGAGCTCTTCTATAGATTTACCCTCGAGATCATATACATCTTTTCTTCCATGTATGTCTTTAGAAGCATGTCTAATCTGAGTAGCTAATTCGTCTTCCTGTCTTTCGAGGTCTGCAACGTAAGCATCATCCGCAGCCGCTCGTGGGTGAGTTTCTTTAATGATTCTTCTAAGCTGTCTTTTTGTAATTTTCATTTTAGTATCCAGCTTTCCCTCGGACTCCCACATCCATGTCTCCGTAAGTTTTCTGAAATTGTTCGCGTGACATTCTAGATACCTGTCGGTCAGGAATCTCTTCCATGCCTGAGCCATCTTTATGCCCTCGATCGTAAGAGGCCATTAATTCCTCATCGCCATCGATCCAGTCATGGTAACTGCCGGCGTCATATCCTTCCTCTGCATCGGTGGCACCAG